ATGTAGAAGGATTTAACAATATTGATTCTTCAAGGGTTGATAGCTATGCAGCGTCATTAAAGGCACAGTTTGTTGGAATGGGAATGTCTGCCTCTGATGCAACAAATCAAATATATGCAATAATTAAGGCTTCTGACAAGGCTAATCAAGCATTAGGTGCGATATCAGCAAAGTCATTTAAGTCTATTCAGACAACTGCTCAAGGTGTTGCCTTTATGGTTAAGGCTCTAAACAAAGAACTTAACAGCCAAGACTTTAATGCAGAAGAGTATGGGACTGGAGTAGACACGCTCTTAAATTCTCTTTATGCTTATCAGGATGGATTAATAGGTACAAAAACAAAAACTGGTGAGATAATTGATGAAACAGATGCCTTAAAAATGGCACTGGATAAAGTTGTAAAAATAGAGGGATCTCGCACTACACTTTCTGAAGATCAGCTAGAATCTCTAAAGGAACAAAACGTAGTCTATGGATCTATACTTGGTAAAAATGAAAACCTTAGAAGTATAACTGCTAAAATATTAATGTACAATGCTGGACTAGGTGAAATTGTTGATCTTTCTCAGATGGGTGCACAAGAAGCAGTAAAGATGGCAAACAACCTAAAGGTTGTTCAAGATGCCATGAATGCAATTACAATTAAGACTACTGATGATAACCCACTGTCACCATTGGCAAGACTTAGAAACTCAGCAAAGCTGCAAAGCGAAGAGTCCCAAAAGGCTCTCAAAAAACTTAAAGAAGTAGACGAAGATTATTACAATGATAAGATAGAAAATCATCAAAAAATAATTGAAAAGATTGAGGAAGAGACAGCAGCAAGACTCAAGCTTCTTGATGTTGAGCAGAAGCGTGTAGATTATGAATCAGAATTAGCTGGAGCAAAGCTTAGGTACGAGCAAGCTATTGCTAATGGAGATATGGCTCAGGCTGCACGAGAGCAATTAACTATTAATAAGATTATGTCTGATAGACAAAGACAGTTAACATCACAGTCTATTACAGACAAGGCAGAGAAAGACAAAAAGGCTCAGCAAGAAGAGATAAATGAACTGCAAAAGCAACTAAAGTCTGCTAAAGAAGGATATTCTGCTATAACTGCAAAGGCATCGTCCGATCTTGCTGCCTATCAAGTTTACGAAGATTATATGAATAGATTTGAAGCTATAGCTATAAGAAACATTGGTAAAAAGAGTTTAGGCTCAGATGACAAAAAAGAGATGGCAGTACTATTGCAGGAAATGATTGATGCTGGAGGAAAGCTTAAAGAAGCAGCATTAGCAATAAAAGCTGATTATCCAGCTACAACCACAACAACAATTACGGCAAATGGACCAGTTGCTACTACACAACCTGGTGACTGGATGAATGGCCTCATCAATCAATTAAAGGCTGCATCTAAGTCAGTAAGTGATGGCAAGTTCTCAACAGCAGTAGCAAACTTTGCTGCAGCAGTTGAAAAATTTGCTGGACAAACAAGTACAAATGCGCCAGCAAAAGATCAGCAGCAGGATGTACCGTGGTATGAGCAAAGACCTGGAGTCTCAATAGGTGAGGATATAAGCTATATCCACTTTGTATTTAAGAATAAAAAATATTCTGCTTCTATCGGATCAAAAGATTGGGAAGACGCATTTGCTGATGCTCAAAATATTGGCGCAAAAAATATATCATGGAATAAGTATAGAAAAGAAGGCTGGACAGATGCAGCATATGATGGAATATCAAGAGACAAGCCGTTTGAAGGCCTGCAGTATACAAAGAAGGCTTCTGGCGGAATGGTTCAACACTTTGAGCCAGGAGGAAAGGTGTCTGGGCCAGGAACTTCTACATCTGATTCTATTCCAGCAATGCTTTCTGATGGAGAGTATGTAATCAAGGCAGACTCTGTAAAGAAGTATGGAGTCGATACATTTGAAGCACTTAATACTCAAAGATTTGCAAGTGGCGGATCCGTAAGAAGAAAGCTATCTTCTAGCCATGTATCAAGCTCAAAGATTAATAATGAATTTGTCACACAAACACAAATTAATGAAATGCTTGCTGAGCGAGGAATGGACCCTAGCAAGTTTAAAGATAGGTCCAGAAAACTACCTTCTAAGGTTACACCAGAGCTTATCGCAAAAATTATGTCAGCAGGTGCAAAGCAAGGATCATTAGCTAGCTATCAGCAAATGGCTATTAGTGCAATGAAGGGGTCTGAGCGCAATCAAGACTTTATGCTTAAACATCTTAATGATGCAACAGCAATGAATATGCCAAACTGGAACTTGCCTGGAAGCTATGCATACTTAGCTAGAGAGATGGCTGGATCTGGAAGAAGCAAAGATTTTATTAGAGAAAAGCTTGGATTAGCATCAAATATTTATGTCCCAGGAAAGTTTGCAAGTGGTGGATCCGTAGGCTCCTCTAAGGGCAAGTCAAGTATTGATAAGACATACATGAACGAGATAAAGAAGAGGTTTAAAAAAGATGGCTCATCAATGCCATATATTCCAGGAACAAGCATAGTCCCAGATTCAAGAGAATTCTTTGCCTACATGAATCTTGCTAATGGTGGATATATTCAAAAGTTTGGTAGCGGAGGAATGGCGTCTACACCACACGATAAGGGTATGCAGTGGGGTGTAGGTAATAAGAAAAAATCAATATGGCAAAAGGCATACGATAACTTTATATTTCCTACAGTTTTATCAGCAGACAGAGTACAATCTGCATTCACTGGAACAAACCCAATAGCATCTACAAATCTAAAAATGTATGCTGATTGGGAGGCAAAAGGCAAAAAGGACGGGTTTATGTCAATGATGGGTGCAGCAGCACCTACTATATTAATGGACCTTGCATCACTTATTACTCCTATTGCGCTTGGCAATTCTTTGGGTAGAGGATTTATAGAACAGTATGGTATTTCAAAGGGAATTCCAGGATTAGGATCACTTCTACCAAAGGGCTCCATCCCATTCGCTACAAAGGGAATTACAACAACTCTAAAAAATACTGCTATAGCTGCAATGCTTGGTGCATCAAGACCTTTAGTCGAATCAAAAGCTAGCGCAATATTCAGCAATAAGCCAAAGATTGTAGCAACAGAGAGCGAATCAATGAGACGCCGAAAAGATGGTGCAACCCCAGGCATTATTGAATATGACGGCTGGAGAATCCCTACATATACTGGCGGACCTTTTGAAGAGCAAACAATTGTTTATCAAGGACTAGGTGAAGATTTTAGCGCTCTTCGTGGAAGAGTAAGTGCTGTTATCCCAACAAATGCAGCTGGATTACTTGGATACCTTGTTAAGAGAGAGCCAAATAATAAATACTTCAGCAACATGCTTAAGAATTTTGAAGCTGGACCAGAGTCATATGGTAAGGCAGAATACCAATTCATGACTAAGATGCTTGCAGCAAGCAGCTTTGGTGGAAGAAAAATATCTGGAAGCACAAAGATAAAAGAGCTCCCATCTGATATAGCAGAAGTTCTTAAGTTAGATAAATATAAATATGATGTAAAGGACCTAACTGAAGATTCATCATTTAGCGAAATCCCATTTGTATTAAGAGAAAAATTGCAAAAAATGAATCTTAATAAGAATGAAACTTCTCAAAACTCAGAAACAGAAGGACTAACTCTTTTATTAGACTCTATGCTAGGTAACAAAACTGCTACCGCTCAATTGAATACCAGACTAAAACTTCTTTCACCAGAGCTTAAGGGTATAACTGGCAAGTATAAGTCAAGTATTGAAGAGGCTGCAGAGGCTTATAGAAGTAGAATGTCTGAGAGAGACATGAGATGGTATGAAGATACTGGTCTAGATGAAATTCCTATGGTAAGGTCATATAACTATGGAATGAAGTTTGACGAGAATGGCAATGTTGTTGAAAATGCTGCAGGCTTTGAAATATTTAAGCACTTATTTAAAAAATCAAATAATCCAGATGACGCATACTCAAGATCTACAAGACACTGGACCGCATATGACGCAGTGCAGTCTTCAACTCAGCATGGAAATTCAAGTTGGGGAGAAGGCAATAAGATTGTAGTAACAACACTTAAGAATCTAATGAATGCAAATGGAAAGCCTGAAACATTGCATGCTGTAGATTCATGGTGGCTACAACAATTTGGAAAGCAATTTAAGGTTCCAAGAAAACAAGCGAGCATAGTTACTCCCTATGTAGATAAAGTTGCATATGCCAACATTTTGAAAAAACGAGGCCTATGGGAGCCTGGTAAACAACTGCCATTGATTGCTGAAGATCCAGCAACAAAGGAAGTTTTTTATCTAACGCAAAAGAAATATTCAAAGACAGACTTGGATCAAGTTTTAGCAGAATTTGAAAATGATAAGTTCCTTCCAGACATTAAAAAGCAGACTGGCCTAGAAAGAGGCCCGTGGGACTTTAAGATGGGAACTGGTGTCTTTGCAACAACTAGTGACCGTAATAGAAGCACCTATAGTGTTGAAAGAGCTCTTCAAATTGCTGCAATTAGACGTGCACAAAAGCAAATTGGAATAGATATTCCTTATAGAGAAATTACAGGAGGCTCTTTTGAGGGGCCAATGGAGAGCACTCTTAAAGATGTAGCAGCTAAGCATGGAATTAAATATAGTCCATTCCATAACAGTAGTAACCTAGGAGAGCTTGAAAAATCATCTAATACTAATCCATTAAGAAAATTAAATGAAGATTACATGCCAGAAGGAACTCAAACGGGTACTGGTGCAATGGGTGCAGCACTTATGAGCATGCAATTTGGAAAATTCTCTAGCGGTAAATATAGAGCGTCATATTCTCCAGAAAATACTAGAATTCAAAATGTTGTAGGAGAATATATAAAAAGCTTTATGGCTTATAAGTATGGAGAATCTAAGACGCCTCCATCATACAGCATGTTCTTAAAAGATATTGAAAGAATTAAAGAAGATACTAGAGAGGCAAATCTGTTCTCAGGCGGAGGATATGTTGGAAATCAATCCATGAAATTGCCAAAGTTTGATCAAGGAATCAACCTTGTGCCACAAGATATGATGGCTCTTATCCATAAAAATGAAGCGGTTGTTCCAGCCAGCATGAACCCCTTTAATCCTAACGCTAATAATGCTACAATGGGTGGAGCTCAATACAATGTAAATGTAACACTAAATGGCTCTAGCATTGATGCAGACGATGTTGCTAGAGTAATTACAAGAGAATTAAAGATTCGTGAGTCTATGAATGGAAGGTCGGTGATTAGATAATGTCAATGGTACTATCAAAAGGATCCGCTATTGAATTTGAGTCTTCCAGCGTTTGGTATAAGATGTCAGAGCATAACCGATCTGCTTTGGATGTAACACCAATTAGAATTGAAAAAATGGAAAGAACCGCAAACGGTACTGCCAGAAAGTTCTTTGTTGCAGAAAAAAAGAAGATTTCTTGCAGTTGGGACATGTTGCCTTCAACGACTGCTTTAACGGTTGACGGTGGCTGGGGAGCTGTAAATCTAAAATCTTTTTATGAGAGCTCAGCTGGTCAGGGGTCGTTTAGAGTAAGATTAAACTATGCGGAAAATGGCGTGACAAATGTGCAATCACCAATAACTGTAATGTTTACAGAGTGTTCAATTGTTCTTGTCAAAAGAGGAGCACAAGCTTTCTGGAATGTATCCATAACTCTGGAGGAAGTATAAAGTGATAACTTTATCTGATTCAGCAGCTAATGATAACATCAAAAGCATATTTAAGTCTAATACATCTATAAGAATTTCATCTGGTTGTTTTATTGAGTATAATATGAATTCAATGACTAACTTAACAGAATCAAGCGTAACTAGTACAGCGTATACGACCATTGGAAGCAAAACTCCATTTAAAAAGCTTTTTCCAGTTGACTCTATCGTAAAAACATTTAGGCCACAAAAAGCAGGAATCAAGTATGCAATTGTTGGTGATGTTGCAAAAAACACATATAGAGATCCAAAGACTTTAGAGTATGATCTAAACTATAGAACATACTATCCAGGAGAAACCAATAGCTATAAATATTGGATAACTCCAAAAGATGCAGCAAGCCCATATATTGCAATTTCTTATCCTAAAGATATTGTTACTAATAAAATAGTTATTAAGTTTGAGATATCTCATTCTATACCACCAACCTGGGATATATTAACAACTGGAGCTGGAGTTACAAATTTAGCTAGCGGTGCCTCTATTAAAAGCGGAACATCTTCAGATATAGGATCTTTTTCATCATCAAAGCCAGGACTACTTGCATTATATTACACTGGTTCAGCGTGGGTAACAGATGAGACTAAATTAAATACATCTGCCTATCAAACAATTAGAACAATTAAGTTATCTATGGGGCAAATAACTGGCTATGCTGGAGTTATAGAGCTTTCTCCAAGGTGGGTCAAAGATATATCAGAAACCGTTAAATCATTTAGCTTAAACAAAGAATCGTCTTCGTCGCAAGACGACATTGTACCAGTAGGAAATGTAACTGCAAATTCTCTTACAATGGATCTAATAAAGTATAATTCTTCATATCCAGAAATTTTATCTTATGACATATCAGATTCAGTTGCGATAGAGCCGAGTAGAATTTATGTATATGAGAACTCTGAGATTAGCCCATATCTAATTGTTTATCATGAAAATGGATTAGAAGGAACTAGCCCACTAAAGTATGATAAAGTATGGCAGGGTAAATTTTATATAGCAGACTGGACTGACTCTGAGTTTAATGATATCTCTATAGTTGCATTAGATAGCGCAAAATTTTTACAAGAAATAGTTGCTCCACCTATTTTGTCTCAAGACTTTTCTGTAGTATCTGTAATAAGACAGATGCTTGACAATATTGGTTTTACCTCATATAACTTTAATTTACAAAAAAATGAATCAGATATTGTTGTAGATAAATCTATTATCACAATGGCATACTGGTGGACGGAAGATAATCAAACAGTTTGGGATGTCATACAAGAACTTTGCCGTGATACGCAGATGACTGCATTCTTTGATGAGGATAATATATTACAATTCTATAGCAGAGAGTATATGTACGACCCAACAAGAACCGAGTCTTGGATCCTTGCTTCAGAATCAGTTGGCTCATATATACCAAATATTATAGATCTATCTAAAAACAAGGTTCCTACTGCTAATCAAATTAAAATTTTATGGGAAAGCGCAATAACATCAGATTATGGAGGAGACCTTGATCCAATATGGTCTGCAGATCCATCATTCCTTCTAGCTGCAGCATTAACAGAAGACTTAACTGCCGAGACTGGAGTTGGTGGATATATGAAGTTAAGCCCAGTGTCAATTCAAAATGACTTTAACCCAACCACTGGCCTTGCGTTTTCTGGGTATTTTGCAATAAACAATGAGATAATACAATATGATGCAGTCCAGTATGAATATGAGCCAAGCTCTGCTCCAGGAACACGAGTATCTGTTGATATAGAAAATGCTTCTGATATTGCAAAGTCTAAAGGGCTAGCAGTTCCTTCATCAACAGCATTTAAGCCAAATGGTAAATATAGAATTAAAGAAAGGGGAGCTTTCGGAACAGGTCCAGCAAAATTGCATAGTTCAAAATATGATGCAAGCGCATGGAATGTAAACCGAATAACTATATCATAATATGCCAATAGCCCCAGATTTACTTTTAATTGGAGAAGACTCGTCATCAACCTTAGAGATATGGTACATCGGTGCATCAGAAGTTTTATACAACTCTGCGACCATCACATTTGGATTAGGCCTTTCTACTGGGTCGATTAAATATAGGCATTATGTTGAAGGTTCTCCAAGTGGTTCTTACCAGACAACAAATGGTGCCACCGTTACTCTTAGTGGGCTGCTGCCAAATACAACATATACTATTGAGGCTACACCATACTCGCTGCAAAATGGCGGTGGATCAACTGGTGACAAAAAGTCAATATCATTTAAGACTCCAGTACAGTCAAAGGCAGGTGCAGTTGTTCAATCATTAAACTTAAGTCCAGTAGATGCAATTACCAAAGGTATGCTTGCTAGAATACTGGCAACTGAGGCTGAAGCAGCAGCATTAAATTATGGTATTACTAGTCAAACAGATCAAAGCTCATCAGCTTCAGCATCTACACCATCTGTTAAGCCAGCTTCTGGTGCCGAGGCATCTTCTCTCAAGCCAACAAATTCAGTATTTCAGCTAAGCAATAATTCAAAAGAAATTGGAAGTTATATTTCTGCAGAGAAGACCTTTAGTATAGACACAAGCGGATCTTATTATGCATTTGGTACAACAATATTTTTAAAGCAAGACAACGATGTGTCTTCATCCAATTATGGCGGTATAAGTATATTTTCAGATAACCTAGGAAGACAAGGGTATTTTATAGAAATTCAATCATCAGACGTAGCTGCCAATATAACTAAATCTAACCCAGTCAGAATATTAAAGATTAAAGATGGTAAAAAATATACTATAGATGACAGCCAGGATTTAGACATACAAACATTCGGAGCAGTATTTGGCGGCAAATCATATAAGCTAGATGTGCTTGTAAAGAAGTCGACAGGCAAAGTAGAGTTTGTTGTTTACGTTAATGGATTCAAAATAACAGCAACAGATGTAAATACAGACGCTTCACAATCTGTTATGCCAGCAACTAATAAAATAAGCCTGATATCTTCTCAAGGAACACTGTACTTTGATTATGTTTATGGAATGAATATTCTAGAAGAAGATTATAATAATAGCAACATATTTAATATTTATGATGGTAAATTTTCAGATGCTACATTGTCACTCGCATTTGGAGATAAGGTTATTAATGCTCCAACAACACAGCCAAGAAAAGCCGACATAGATGAGTTTGGTGCTGTTGCAAGAGAGATTAGACACTATACATTTAAATATAAAAACCCTTCCTTCCCAACATATCCAACAACTGGCGCAAACAGCCTGGTCAAGATTATTGGCAAGAAGATGGATCCATTTAAAGCTGAGATATTTGTTATAAATAATAGTGGTATGTTTATTCCATTAGTAGACGATGAGTCAAACAGCCTCTGGCTTCTTGGCAAATCTGTATCTAAATCTAGCTACTCTGAATATGAAGATACATCGCTAAATAAGTATAACAACCCACAGCCAGTTATATTTGAATCTAGGTGGATACAAAAAGCTTCGGATGCCAAGGCGCTTGCCGATTGGATTAAGGATACATGGTCTTCAAAAAAACAGATCTTAAATATATCTGTTTTTGGTAATCCGTTATTGTCAGTTGGAGACATAGTAAAGGTACATTATCCATATAATGATATGGACGGTAGCGAGCCATCATCAGAAAGATATGTAATCACAAGCGTGAGCCAGACATATAATGGTGGTCTTTCTACAAGCATTACATGTAGAACATTGTAAGGATAAATGGTATAATAAATAAATGGCAAAAAATAGAGTATCAGAAACAGACTTAACTAGAATTAAGCCTTTACAGGTATACTCTAATTCGCCAGAGTCCCTGGATATAGATCCTAGGCACATAAGAGTTGTAACTGGAACCGTTGTTGAGCGTTATATAGTTGGGACTGGTGGAAGCTCGGTTGACTATGAGGTAAATGATGAAGAGTATGAGGCTCCTGGAGTACCCCATTTAGCAGATATATCTATAGTTAAGAATGCTTCTTATGTGGATAAAAAGGGTAATGTTAGATCTAGAATTATATTTAGAGTTAAAAACTCAAGTGGTGAAGCAGTTAATGGAGTAGATGCAAGACTAGAATTACTTGGAGGAACTGATCAATAATGATAACTGGTGAATATATATTCTACTCTGATGGTTTAGAGGTAGCTAGATCTAAAAATATTATAACTAAGTTTGGAAAAAGATTCCTGACAGAGCATTTAGCAGGAATGATTTCTTTTACATATAAAGATATTGCAGTTGGAATAGCAAATGGAACTGACTTCGCATTAGCAGACACAAATAGCAGACTAGGCTTTGAATTCTATAAGTCACAGGTTAATTTTGGTAGCATAGATATTCAGCCAAGCGGAGATACCTTTTCATATAGCGTAGTATATAAAACAACACTCCCCCAGGACCTTGTTGGAACAATAAAGGAGATTGGGTTATATCCAGGCGGAAGAGTTTCAAGAATTTCATATGACAGCAAGTTCATATCTACATTTGAAAATAATTTAGAGTGGAAGGATTCTGATGGGTATAATCCTTTATTGGTAGACTCAGTAACACCTAGAGTCGGAAACTATGTAATGAAGGTCGGAATGCCATCAGGAGATACAGTTAACACCTCTAAGGAGTATAAGCTTGCAACAGGTGTGTTTGATTTATCTGGATATAGCGTAAATGATAGCATAACATTAGCATTTAATAAGGCTGACTCAAATGCCTCAAATATTAGAGTAATATTTTACAGCTCTCCAACTGATTATTTTTACGGGGACATGGATATATCAGCACTTGCTACAGGCGATAGAATAGTTAATCTATCGCTTTCAGATGTATTTGATAATTCTTCTGGCACACCAGATGCAACAAATATTTCATTTATAGGAATAGAGTTTACTAGATCAAGTGCTTCTTCTCAGTCTTATGTTTATTTAGATGCAATAAGAATTAATGATGAGGATACATTCGATCCAGGATTTGGAATGATAAGCAGATCTGTTTTATCTGTACCAATTGAAAAATTAGCTGGAAGACCAATCGACATAGAATATAAGATTACATTAGGATTCTAGCATGGCAACACCAGACGATCTAAAAGATACATCAGCACCAGATAAAACAGATAATAACTTCTATCTTGTGACTGTTGACGATTTAACTCCATCTGAAACATATAAGTTTCAGTTTGCTTGGATTTATCCAGATAAAAGAGCAATTGGAGAAGATGACTGGTCAATTACTAAAACCGTTACTGCATCTACTGAAGCTCAGCCAAATCCGCCACAATTCTTAGAAACCGATTTAACTTCAGATACAGAGAAGATATTTGTTCAATGGAATGGTGTAGACAGTGCTGGTAATCCATATAAGGGCATTGATCGTGTTGAAGTTTTTATATCAGATGCAAGTGACACTTTTGGAGATGGAACAACTCCAGTAACATTTTTTAAAGTAGCTGGAAAGAAATCAATTACAGCGCCAGCTGGAGACTATACGGTTTATTTAAAGGCAGTAACGCTTGCTGGAACATATTCTGAGTCTTCTGATGAACAAACAGTTACCGTTGATGCCCAAGGTGGAGAAACAATTGAAAGCCCTACTCTTCCAACTGGACTTACTGCAGAATCAATTGCATTCGGACTTAAAGTAAACTGGGGCGGACAGTATTCTGGAGGTAGCAGCTTTACTGGATTTAAGTCAATTAATATATACGCAGTAAATTCTAATCTAGGTTCAACAACAACAAGTGGCATAACATCTTCAAATCAGGTAGCTACACTAGCAGTTAACGATACTCCAAATGCATCAAACATCCCACTTGGAACTTATGTTGGATACAGTCAAGATACATACCTATATTACATATCTGTAAATGCATTAGATGTAGGGTATCAGTCTGGCGGAGTAACAACATATACTAGAATAAATAGCTCAGCCTTAAGACCTAGTAAAGCAAACTTTATTGATTTAGCAAGCGGTGTTATATCTATTGAAAACCTTGTTGCTGGAAATGGGCAATTCCAGTCATGGCTTCGTGCGGGTGCTTGGGATGGAGCTAGAGTTGAAATAAGTGGACTCACAAACTCTATTACAGATCCAAACCATTCTGGAACAACTATTTATCCAGGTATAGCTATATGGGATTCTTCTGGGTCTACTAGATCATTTTATTCAGACTCATCTGGAAATGTTACTATTACTGGAACAATTAATGCAACAGATGGTTATATTGGATCATCAACTCAGGGATGGAATATTACAGAGTATGGCCTTCTAGCTAATGGAAGCTTTTCAATAATTGATTTGGGTGATGTTGGTATAATAGATGTCGGATCTGGATTTATAGAACTAGGCAGCTATACCATGACAGGTGCTGGCGGAAGCTTTAATATATATGAAACTGTTGATGTTTCAGGAACTCCAACTCCTATTGATATAGTAAATACAGATTATACTGGCAGGGTGATATTAGGATCAGAGTCTTCAAGTGGAAGACAAGTAGAGGTTGGAAGATCTGCACAGGTTGCTGGAAGCGCAAACTCAAACTCTGGCGGTCTTAGAAATATGTACACTATTGCAGAAGGAAACTATACATCAACTGTATATCTTTCAGACAAGACAACAAATGGTGATGTCTTATTAGTTTATGACACAACATCTTAGGCTAGCAAATGACAGTAAAACTAAAGGTAGATGGATCTTGGAAAAATGTAACCTCTATAAAGCTAAAGGTTTCTGGTGCATGGAAAAATGTATCGCAAGCAAAGCTAAAGGTGTCTGGAGTATGGAAAACTATATTTTTGTCTGGATTGGTTTCTGAGCCAGACAGCACTGTAACCATATCTCAATCTACAAATTCAACTACCAAGCTTGTTACATTAACGGGAACAAATAAGCATTGGAATCCTACGCCATCATCATTAACATATAGGTTTGAATGGTATGACGGCACAGCTTGGAGAATACTTCCTGGCGGTACTACAATATTAAATCCATCTACAGGAAGCACAAATACTGTAACCACTTTAATAGATGCACAACAAGATGGAGATACTTATGTCACTAACAGTGAAATTAAGGCTAATGCAGAAAATATCTATAGATTTGTTGTAACCTCTATATATAATGGAAATAGTAATGCATCAACATCTTCTACCACATCAATTCAAACTCCTAGAAACATATCCGATCTTTCTGCAAGTACTAATACATCTAACCCTACAGCAGCGATAGATCTGGCGTGGTCCGCATCTTTATATGCAAATAACTACAAGGTTTATAGAAAAGATTCTGGGGATTATACGCTTGTGGCTACCACATCATCTACCTCGTATACAATGTCTGGATTAACTCAAAACACATCTTATACGTTTAAAGTTATTCCTATCACTGGAAACTCTTCTTATGCTGGATATGTTGGAAACAGTTCTAATGAGGCATCAAAAACTACTCAAGCAGCATTAAAACCAGGACTACCATCGGTATCATCAGTAACTGCAACATATAATACAATATCATTTAATACTGTAACCTTCGGAGCTAATACAGAATCAGTGCTATTAGAATGGAGTACTAATACAAGTTTTTCATCTGGAGGAGCTTCAGCTATTTCTGTTAGCGGAAACTCATATACATCATATGCTGGCTCAGTTGCCGCTGAAACACTGTACTACTGGAGAATAAAAGGGTATAACTCATCATATGGATTTGGAGATCCAGTTAGTGGAAGCCTTACAACCCCTGCTGCAGCAGTTGCTCCAAGTATTTCTCCAACCATTACTCCAACAACTGGATATCTAGGAGATACTGTATTTACATGTAGTCCGAATTTATCTTCTGGGACAGAGCCAGTAACCTATGAATACAATTGGCAGTACTTTGACACTGGTGGATATACAGCAACTGGATACACAAATAGTACATATACTCCGCCATATCCATTTACAGATTCAACTTGGCTGTATAGTATTAGGTGTCTTGTAAGAGCAACTAATATTGCTGGAAATTCTGGTTGGGTTGCCAGTAATTCTGCAAGCTTATACGAACCTATTCCAGGAACTCCAACATCATTAACTGCATCAACTGATAAAACAGATAAGATTGAACTTACATTTAGTGGATCAGCTAGGTCTACCTCATACGATTTATTTTGGAATATAACCGCAAGCGGAACTCCTACCTCTGGGGCAACCCCAGATTTTCCTGGAGTTTCTTCTCCATATTCATGGACAACTGCTCCCATAGACACTAATAGATGGTTTTGGGTACGTGGTAAAAATTCTTATGGTGTGTCAAGCTGGTACCCATCTGGAGACGGAGTACTTGGTAAAAGAATTGCAGCAGTCACTCCACCAGACTTTACTCCAGCGCCACCAGACTTCACTCCAACGCCTGACTTTACTCCAACGCCTGACTTTACTCCAACGCCACCTGACTTTACGCCAGTACCACCTTACTTCAAGGGTGGAAAGGGACCTGGCTGTATCTACGCATATACGAGAATTCTTACAGCTGACGGATATGTAGAAGCGAAGTCAATTTCTGTCGGAGATAAGCTTATGACTCTAAGTCCTTATGGTCTGCCAGGAAGCACAATCCTTAATTCAAGCACAGATATTACATTTGACTTGGTAGACGTAAAGGTTCTTAGCGTTGAAAAGAGCATAAAAGATGTTGTTGGATTTAATAATGCTTCGGCTCTTTACTCCAATGCACAGCCTATAATGATAGAAATTGATGGAAAGTTTGCATATGTGCCAGCTGGAGACATTTCAATAGGCGACTTAATAATTGATGTAAATGCTGAAACTGGAACGATCTCCAGCACTGCTGTCGAATCAATCCAGACTCAAAGCTCAGCAGAAGTATATGACATCAGGACCACACCATACCAGTGGTACATTGTAGAAAATAGTATGGTTATAACATAATATACGTCATCTATTGTATGTTATTGACCTACATGATATAATATGAAAGGAGGATTAAAATGTTAACAAATGAAGAAAAGATTAATATCGTAACTCAGCATTTAAAAAATACTTATACTAATGAGTATAACTTAGACGTAAGTCTAATTGAGGCAAATGCTAAGTCTACTCCAGATCAGGCAAACATTGACTCAATCAATGCACAGCTTACTGATTTAGCTGCTCAAAGAACAGCCCTTGAAGCAGAGCTAGCAAGCTTACAGGCATAAGGATAATAATGGAAAAAGCGGAATTAATTATTACCGCATTGCAACAGCGCATTGGTGAGCTAGTATCTAACTATGAAACTCAAAATGCAATTTTACGTGCAGAAATAACACAACTACTTAATGAAAAGAGTGAGCATGAGAAAGCTATTCAAGACTATTCAGCCAGCCTTAATAATCTCTAGTCCAACTAATTTCCCTTCTGGGATAGCTGTAAAAACAGATAAGGCTACCTACTGGATTAAAGATGGCAAGAGATATAAGCTTGTGTCTGATCGTGCTGCGTCAAGCTGGCTTTTTACTACAGTAAATGCAACAGAAAATGCGCTGTCCAAAATCAAGCTAGTCGGTAAGTTAGGGTTTAGAGACGGCACCTTGATTAAAGACATTTCAGATGGTAGAATATATCTAATATCTCAAAATAAAAGACGGCATATTGTAAGCCCAGATGTATTTGATATGTTTGGTCTAGACAGATCTTCTATTATTGAGGTAAGCAATACAGAGGCATTAATGCATGAACAAGGAGAAGACTTATGGCAACAATAGATAGATTCTACGATGGTGAGCCAGTTGACATTACTAAGTTAAATCAGATTGTTGATGCAATTATTGATATTAATAAAAAGAGCCCGAACCTATCAAGCAGCACAGTACTACTTACTCCAGAAGTTTGGTCTGGACAAGGCAAGATTACTACTGGCGCAAAAGCTGGGGCAATAACAGAGGCAACTATTAACTATGCTGATGCTAATTTTAGCGCCATTCCAGCAGTAACTGTTACACCAATTATTAATACTGGAGCTAGCGGTAACTCTTTGACTATGTTTGTAAAAAGCGTTACAAAAAGCCAGGCAGTCGTGGCCATACATGCATCTGGAAAGCTTTTGAGCAAAGACATTAACTTTAGCTACATAGCAGTATCAATGAAGTCAAATAAATAGTATTGACACTAATACTTTAAGCTGATACAATTACCCATTATTAAAAGTCACGGTCTCGTGACTTTTTTAACTATTAGGAGAACAATGTCAAACGATTTAAAGTGGATGCTATCATCTGATCAGCAGTTCCCATATCAAGACGATAAGATGATTGCTCTGTGGTTTAAGGTCATGAAATGGTTTAAGCCAGATGTGGTGGACTACCTTGGAGATACAGATGATCAGGCATGCTACAGCAAATACACAGAAGGTAGATCTGCTGAGTTTATGCAACTGCATAAGGACGATAGTCGTGATCTTATTGTTCCAATGATGCGCCATGAAGCAAAGGGTGCAAGAGATTTTTATACAAAGACCAGAGAAATGCTACCAGACGCACAGTTATTTTCTGCATTAGGGAATCACGATATTAGAGTATTTGATTACATTGATAAGAAGTTGCCCGACTATGCAAAAGAAGTAACTCCAGAAGCTCTGTGGGGCTTGGACTCATTGGGATACGACTATATTTATTATGACAGTCTACCAAAACAGCGATTCGGAGACATCCATGTACACCACGGACTCTCAATTGCAGCAGGCGGAGCAGTTAGAAAAGACATGGAAGACATGCAAGTTTCTTTAATTAGAGGACATTCACATAGAATTGCTTCGCATATGGTAACATATGAGTTGAGAAATAACGGTGCTGGTGAAACTCTCCGTGGATACGAGATTGGTCACATGTGTGATGAAAAAGGTCCTGGAATGAAGTATACTCAGCACCACGATTGGCAAAAGGGTTTTGCCATAGCACATATTGAAAATGGAGAATACCCACATGTACAGATGATCCATGTGTCTCCAAACTATACATGTGTAGTTGATGGAAAGTTGTTTAGTTTATGATGACATGTGGTAAGTGCTCTGGAAGAGTATTTGTAGATAGAGTTTTTTCTCAAAAGCTACATATTGAATTATACTGCATAATGTGTGGCAAGAGAGTTATGATTAACAGAGAGACGAGTGCATTCGGAAGATGGCTAGATCAAAAAGAAGAAAAGTACAAAAAAAGTTTCTCTATTTCTTTTTAAATGATAAGGTACACAAAGTACTAAGTCGTTCAAGAGCAAAAGATGAACTCATCGCTTGGTGTTACCCTGATGGTAAAAGAGTGCTTTACTCATTATCTTTAGTTGAAAAGAGCATGAAGAATGCATATTCAACAGCAGAGGTGGCAAAGATTTTAAATCGGCATAAGGTTACAATTGAAGATTATATTATTGAGGGTAAAATTAGAACCCCTCAGATTGTATATCCAATAGGTAATCCAGAAAGCAAATGGTATAAATTTATGTTTAGCGAAAGCGACGTGATGGATGTCCATCAATTTATATTAGATGCTGGGTACACAAATACCTTGCCATCAAAAGCTGAGCTACAGGCTATTCTCAAACACAATTTAATATTGTATACTAAGACAGAAGAAGGAAACTTTGTACCAGTATGGAAGGCGGAATGATGTCAGATCAAACAAGAGTTAAGGTAGACCTATCGTTTACACGCAACTTGGGCAACTATGAAAGTATTAAGATCGGAATTGGCGTAGAAGATATTGTTCGTCAAGGAGAGAATGTTGATACTGCAACAGAGCGTGTCTACGAATTTGTTGAAGCTAAGCTAATTGAAAAGACTCGTGAAGTAGAAGAAGAGCTAAAGCGTGGCAAGTAAGAATCAAGAACCTTACGTGTTATTATGGCAATTTGAAAAGTGCTATGAGGAGCGTTACGGCAGAAAGCCTGTCATGAATAAATTCAGGGACAAGATGGCTATGAATGACGTTATAGATACTGTAGGATTTGATCGTGCACAAGCATTAATCAACTACTACTTTAGCTTAAACAGAGATAGCCATAAGTTATCGTTCTTCCTGTTTAACTTTGATAAGATGAATGTTGCAGAAAAAGAGCATGCTAAAGATAGGCAGAACATAAAGCGTTTAATGGAAGAAACTAAGAGAATGGTAGAAGAAGAGTGAACACGGAAGCAGAAGTAATCTCGGCGGTATGTAAGAATAAAGACATAAGTACACTTCTTGCTGATAACGTAGATGAGCTATTTACATCCCATAAAGATATCTGGGATGGGCTTAAGTCATACTACTATAAGTTCAAGGCAGTTCCAGAGCCAGGGATCTTAATTGAAAAGTTTAAAGACTTTGAGATTGTAAAGACAGATGCTGCAACTGGATACTATTTAGATAAACTTAAGAATGAGTACCTGTCTAATAAGCTAAAAACAATTCTTCTACAAAGCGGTTCTGCTCTTAAAGAAGATGCAGCTGGTAGAGTTCTTGCTGATATGCAAAGCAAGCTGGCATCGCTTAGCAAGTTTACCAACAATGTGCGAGACCTAGATATTACAGACATCGAAGCAGCAGAAAGACACTTTGCCTCTGTTAAGGAAAGATCTGCCGTTATGGGTGGAGCACCAGGAATTCTAACTGGCTTTGATGCAATTGATAAGGCATATCCAACTGGAATGGCTCCAGGACACCTTATTGTCGCTATTGGTTGGCCAGGACGTGGTAAGACATGGTTTACTTCTTATCTGGCTTGTAAGGCTTGGGAGCAGGGCTTTAAGCCAATGATCATCTCGCTTGAGATGTCTCCAGAGAATATGCGTGACCGTATCTATACAATGCTTGGCTCTGGACTCTTCAAAGCATCAGACTTTTCTAAGGGTGATGTAAACATTGATGACTTCCGCTCATGGTCTACAAAAAAGTTTGAGGGCAAGAACAGCTTTGTACTAATCTCTAATGAGGGAACAGCAGAAGTAACTCCAGCAACAGTACAAGGCAAGATTGATCAGCATAAGCCAGATCTAGTTATCCTTGACTACCACCAGTTGTTTAACGATAATAAGCGAAGCAACTCAGAAGTTGAACGAAATAGAAATATTTCACGTGAGTTTAAGTTGTTGGCAGTAGCAAACAATATTCCTATTATTGATATTACTGCAGCTACAGCAGACGATGTTTCAGATCAGGATAATCCACCAATGATGAGTCAGGTGGCATGGTCTAAGGCAATTGAATATGATGCTGATATGGCTATGGCTATTCATAGGTATCCAGACACAAACCTTATCGAGGTTGTATCTAGAAAGAACCGTCATGGTAGCAACTATGCATTCTACTTAGACTGGGATATCAATAGGGGTATTATCAAGGAATTATATGATTACAATCCCAATACGCAAAATTAAAGAGTTCACACTTACTGGGGTTTTGACAGACAGCACCTTAGAGTCAACTAAGGAAAATGTTTACAGAACACTGTTAACTTCTATGAGAGATAGCGGTTACGTAAGGCTACTAGACCTTGATCCGACTTGGATAGTAGAGTATAATTCTTTTGCAGACAAATGGGTATTCACAATGGTTATTCATGGAGTACATTTAGGAGGGGACACATGGCAATACGAGGGTATAACACAAAGCAAATTGATACCACGCATTATACGCCAGGACACATCAAGTCAATCCTGAAAGAGCTTGGCCTAGAAGTTGTTGGTGAAACTAACAATGACTTCCTTTGCTACTGCCCATTCCATTCAAATCGCCATACGTCTAGCTTTAGCGTTAGTCGTGAGAAGGGTGCATTCATATGCTTTAATCCTGCATGCGGTGAGGCTGGCACATTAAATGAACTAGTTCGCAGAGTTTTGAATAAGAATGATTACGAAGCCATTAGGTTTATTGCAAGTAAAGAAGCTGAGTCGCTTAATAACTTTGATGAGCTTCTTAATGAAGCAATGGAAGAAAGACCCACATTTGAAGAGTTCTCTCAAGAAACCTTAGATAGACTTCATGCTGATCTATACGGAAGCGGTAAGGCAAAAGACTACCTGCTTTCAAGAGGCATTAATGAAGAGTCTATGGAATACTTCTGGCTAGGGTACTCTAACTCTATGAATATGGTTGTAACTCCAGTACATAGTCCAGATGCAACTCCAATTGGAATTGTAGGTAGGTCTATTGAAGGAAAGTCATTTAAGAATAGCACAAACCTTCCAAAGAGCAAAACATTATTTAATGTGCATAATGCAAAAAGATTTGCAAATGTTATAGTTGTCGAATCCAACTTTGATGCAATTAGAATTCATCAGGCTGGATTTCCAAATGTAGTTGCAACTCTTGGTGGATTTTTATCTACAGAGCAGCAAAGCATACTTAATAGGTACTTTGACAGAATAACAATAATGACTGATGCGGATCAGGCTGGAAGACAATTAGGATTCTCTATTGCTAGCAAGCTACGCAATAAAGATATCTTGTGGGCATCTTACGAATATGATAAGATTTACCCACACGATGCAAAAGATGCAGGGGATTTAACTGATGAAGAAATAAAATCCTGTATAAAGAATGCAGTTTCCAATATCGAATATCGATCTTGGAACCCATGATATAATAATGATACAGACGAATTTATATCGTCAATTATAAAGGAGAAATACAAATGGGTATAGTAAAGGGTCTGCAAGGACTAAACAAGGTAATGGACAAGCCTACTTATTCAGAGGGCGAAGGTTCAAAGGCAAGATGGGTAAAGCTTGAAGATGGCGAAAGCGTAAAGATTAGATTTCTTCAGGAACTTGATCCAGACTCACCAAACTACAATGAAAAGAACGGCCTAGGATTTATTGCTGTAGAGCACACAAATCCTGCGGACTACCGTCGTAAGGCTCTGTGTTCAATGGACGATCAGGGCAAGTGCTATGGATGCGAGGAGCACCGAAAAGATTACAAGAAGGGCTGGAAGGGCAAGTCACGCCTTTACATCAATGTTCTTGTAGATGACGGTAAGGAAGATCCTTACGTTGCAATTCTTTCACAGGGTTCAAGCACAAAGGCAATTACACCAACTCTTATTGAGTATGCTGGTGAAATGGGAAGCATCAGCAATTTGGTATGGCGTATTAAGCGTACAGGTCTGAAGACAGACACAAGCTACACAGCAATCCCACTTGGTAAGGATGAGACAGCGTTTGACGGTTCTGATCTTGAGCTTTATAAGCTAGAAGATATTGCCGTTCGTGATATGCCTTATTCAGAACAAGAAGGATTCTTCAATGGGGAAAACTCAGAAGAAGAGTCAACAACAGATTCTACCTCAAGCAGCGTAGACTGGTAATCAATAATTTGGAGGGGTGGCTATTGCCATCCCTCCTTTTATTTGATAGGATATGGCCATGATTTCATATGAGATACCAGACCCATTCGACACCTTTGTTGCTAATAAGTATAAGGCTGCAAAAGGATTAAAGTATGACTTCTTTGGCCAGGAATGGTATTTAAAGACAACTTGTTGCGGTGAAGAGCTATATGCACCAAATAAAAAAACAATGACTAAGATTAGACTTTATCATACAAGAAATGAATGTTTAGGCGGATACTAATGAGTTTTACACATTTACACGTACACAGCTACTATAGCTTAATGGATGGACTTAATTCACCCAAAGAGCTATGTCAAGCTGCTTTAGATGCTGGACAAACTGCTATCGCAATTACAGACCATGGAACTTTATCTTCACACAGAGACATGCAAATTGCAGCAAAAGAATTAGGTATTAAGCCGATCCTTGGAGTAGAAGCTTACATATCTCCAACTGATAGATTTGATAGATCTTCAAAAACAGATAAGTCTATTCAGGCTTATAATCACATCATTCTGCTCGCAAAGAATCAAACTGGATTGAATAACATCCACACTCTTCAAGAGCTTGCTTGGAACGAAGGCTTTTATCATAAGCCACGTATTGATAGAGAGGTTTTAAAACAATATGCAGAAGGTATTATTGTATTGTCTGGATGCCTTAACGGTCTTATTTCTAAGGCTATCGAAAGGGGCGAATTTTCTGAAGCTAAATTGGTTCTCAAGGATTTTCAGAAAACTTTCGGTTCAGATTTTTACGTTGAGGTTCAGTCGCACAACCCTGAAGAAATAAATGCAAAGCTGCTTGAATTAGCAGATGAATTAAATATTAAGGCGGTGGCAACAGGGGATGCACACTTTGCTAAGGGAGAAGATAAAGTCCTTGAAGAAGCTATGCTAATTCTTTCAACATCTCCAAAGGCTGACAAGGAAACAGATTTTGAAATGTCCAGAAATATGAAGGACATGATGGATCGATTTAATTACTTGTATCCAGATAGAAGAATCTCATTTCAAGACTATAACCTATTTATTCAGTCACGCTCAGAAATTGAGGCTGATTTCAACAAGGCTGGAATCTCACGTATTGATATTTATGAGAATACCATGGAGATTGCTGATAAGGTAGGCGAATATGAGTTTAACCGTGGACTTGACCTTCTGCCAGTCCCAAAGACCAATGCCGATAAGAAGCTAAGGGAACTGGCTGAAAGTGGCTTAGAGAGGCTAGGAAAGGCCTCAGATGAGGTCTACAGGGCACGTCTAGACGAAGAGCTGGCGGTTATTAAGGATAAAAACTTTGCCTCATACTTCCTTGTGGTAGGAGATATGATTAACTGGGCAAAAGGCTCGAATATTATGGTTGGTCCAGGCCGAGGTTCGGCAGCAGGATCGTTGGTCTGCTATGCCCTAGGTATTACAGACGTAGATCCAATTAAATATGACCTTCTGTTTTTCCGATTTATTAACCCAGAGCGAAATGACTTTCCTGATATTGATACAGACTTCGAAGATCGCCGTCGCAAAGAGGTAAAGGAATATCTTAAAAAGAAATTTAAGCACGTAGCGTCAATTTCTACATACACATACTTTAAAGATAAGGGTGTCATTAGAGATGCTGCTCGTGTATTTATGGTTCCACTTCAAGAAGTAAATCGTGCAACAAAACAAATAGATACATTTGAAGATTACCTAGACTCACCAAACACACGTGAGTTCCGAGAGAAGTACCCAGAGGTAACTTGGCTTGCAGAAAGACTTCGTGGAAAGATTAGAAGCGTAGGAGTCCATGCTGCTGGTGTTGTTGTAGCTAAAGATGATATTAGAAAGTATGCTCCAATTGAATCCAGAGAAGATGCACAGGACAAGGTGTCAGGAAGAATTCCAGTTGTTGCGTATGACATGGATACAGTTGCGGACATTGGTCTAATTAAGCTTGATGCCTTGGGTCTAAAAACCTTGTCAGTTATTTCAGACACGCTAGAGTCTGTAAGAAAGAGAACTGGTAGAAGCATTGTGTTGTCTGATATTGAATTAGATGATCCAAAGGTTTATAAGACTTTGAGTGATGGATATACTAAGGGCGTATTCCAGGCAGAAGCAACTCCGTATACAAACCTGCTTATTAAGATGGGTGTAGATAAGTTCGAGGACCTTGCTGCATCAAATGCTTTGGTTCGCCCAGGAGCTATGAATACAGTAGGAGCTACATACATTAATAGAAAGCATGGTCGTGAAGCGGTACAGTATACGCATACAGTCATGAAGCCTTTTACCGAGAATACATACGGTGTTATTATTTATCAAGAGCAAGTTATGCAGGCATGCGTACACCTAGGTGGGATGTCATGGTCTGAGGCTGATAAGGTCCGTAAGATTATTGGTAAGAAGAAGGATGCAAAAGAGTTTGATGTATTTAAAGACAAGTTTATTGAAGGTGCAACAAAGCACATTAGTCAAGAAGATGCAGAGAAACTTTGGCATGACTTTGAAGCTCACGCTGGTTACTCTTTCAATCGCTCTCATGCTGTTGCTTACTCTATGCTTTCTTATTATACGGCTTGGCTTAAGCATTACTACCCACTTGAGTTTATGTTTTCAATCCTTAAGAATGAAAATGATAAGGATGCTAGAACAGAATACCTAATTGAAGCAAAGCGTTTAGGTCTAAGAGTTCTACTGCCACATGTTAATGAGTCAGACATATACTTCTCGCTTCAAAAGGATGCAATCAGATTTGGACTGGCGGAAGTTAAGTTTATCTCAGACAATATTGCCAATAAGATTATGGCGTTAAGGCCATTTAAAGACTACAAGGATTTCGTTGATAAGGCTTCCAAAAAGGGAAGCGGTATTAATAGTCGTGCTGTAACTGCATTAAATATGATTGGCGGTGCAGCATTTGATGATAATCCAAGATCTGGAAATGAGCAGGAGAACTACTATGAGTATCTTGGCATTCCTACATTTAACCTAGAATCAATTCCTCCTAGAATTAAATCACAGGCAAGACCAATTGATGACTTTGATGACCTAGGATCATTCGTTATGTTTGGAATGGTAAAGGCTATCAAGCGTGGAAATGGCTGGGCTAGAGTGGAGCTTGTTGATGAGACTGGATCTATTGGTTTATTCCACCATGAGCAGACGCAGATTGAAACAAATCAAATGTACTTTATTCTAGTTGGAGACAATAGAATCGCAAGGTATATTAATGTTAAGGATATTAAACCAGAATCATCTGACCTATTTGTTGATTATTTATATGCAACAGAATACGATATGGCAGAGGATGAATATATGGTGGTCAACTTTACTCCATATAAAACAAAGGCTGGCAAGATGATGGCTCACATCGTTATGACAAATAAGGATAAGGAGCTTACCAGAGCAATTGCATTCCCTACATTGTATAAGATGGCTCTGGGCAAAATGAGAGAAGGAATGAAGTGTAAGGTTGTTCTATCTAAATTAGACGATGGAACTTTAAGTATAAAGGAAATTAAATGACAGAAAACATTGAGGACTTGGTAAAATCAGTTAGCCTTAATCAGATCCTTGTTGCCATTTTAGAGGAGCAAGGCAAGATTACAGTGCCAACACTTAGATTTTTAGATGCAAAGAACGACGACAAAGAACTCGTAATTGATTATGACTCAGAAGCATTATCATTTACTTTTAGCCTAAGGAGCAATAATGAACAGCAATAATATCGTAACAGAGTATGGACTAGATGCGCTTTCTGCCGTACTACATGAGACAGCAAGAGAGAAGGGATTTTGGGATGGAGATTATTCGTACGATAAGGTCGGCAATAAACTTGCCCTCGTACATTCTGAAGTTACTGAGGTTCTGGAAGCTATCCGTAAAAATCAAGGCTCTGAAAAAGTTGTAGAAGAAATGGCGGATGTAATTATTCGCTTGCTAGATATCTATGCAGCAATGAGAAATGAAGAAGAGTTGATTCATAGCTTGGATGAAGTACTAGAAAATAAACTTAATAAAAATAAAGAGCGTCCAAAGCTTCACGGCAATTTGTTTTAATGCTATACTTATACGAAAGAAAGAGAATCAATGACAATAGATATCGATAGTATATTATCAAAATTAGATCCAAAAACTAGAGCTCGAGTTACAGCAGCTCAAGATGTTAAAGTAGAAAAGCAATTAACACCAAGTATCGGACTTAACATGTCCCTAAAGGGTGGTCTAGGTTATGGCAGACAGGTCCTAGTATGGGGTAACAAGTCTGCTGGAAAGTCTTCTTTCTGCCTACAAATGATTGCTATGGCACAAAAAGAGGGCAAGACATGCGCCTGGATTGATGCTGAAGCATCATATGATCAGTCATGGGCAGAGGCTCTTGGGGTAGATTCATCTAAGCTAATTTACTCACCAGCAAAAACAGTCAATGATATGGTTGACGTTGCTACAAAGCTTATGGAAGCAGATGTAGATATGATCGTAGTTGACTCTATCTCAGCTCTACTTCCAGCAATTTATTTTGAAAAAGATGGCAATGAATTAAAGGATCTGCAAGACACAAAGCAGATCGGTGCAGAAGCAAAGGACATGACTCATGCAGTTAAGATGCTTAATTACGCAAACAAGAAAACGCTTCTTGTTCTCATTTCTCAGCAACGCAATCAATTTGGTAGCATGCATGCAAGTCATATCCCTACGGGTGGCATGGCGGTTAAATTCTTCTCCTCTACAGTCATTAAACTTTGGTCTAGTGAGGCTGAGGCTAATGCTATTAAGGCTGGCATTAAGGTGGGAGATAAAATCATTGAACAAAGAGTGGGTAGACCAGTAAACTGGATCATTGATTATAATAAGCTTGGGCCTCCAAACCTATCTGGTCAATATGATTTTTATTACCAAGGCGAATCTTTAGGTGTGGATCGAGTTGGAGAAACACTAGATGTTGCAGAAATGTGTGGCATTGTAGAAAAGGGTGGAGCATGGTATACAGTAAATGGAGAACGTTTTCAAGGACGTGCAAAGGCTGTCGCATATTTAAGAGAAAATCCAGATGTTGTAGACAGCTTGATTGGAGAAATAAATGCCAAATCTTAATGAGTTTTTTGGCCCAAAGCCAACCGTTGAGCAAGTTTCTAACTTGGAAAAAATAGTTGGAGATAAGCCTTGTTCAAAGTGTGATAAGGATGCTGGAGAGGCATACTTTGATCCAGCAACATTTACTATGTCATGGACATGTCCAGATGGACACCAGAATACTTTTAGGGTGAGCTAGTGTCAGAAAGGTCTGAGGTAAAACGTGATGGAGCAAAGGCACAGAAGAATAGTGGGCGTGGTAACTACCAAAAGGGTGATGCCCAATGGCATGATTTTGTGGTTGATTACAAAGAGTATGAGAAGAGTATTTCCATATCGCAAAGCATCTGGTCAAAGATTTGTACAGATACTTTTAAAGTTAGCAGGGATAAGTATCCAGTACTCAAAATAATATTGGGTAAGGATAATAGCAAGACAAGACTAGCGGTGATCGAGTGGACACTGTTTGAGCAGATGGTAGAAAAGTGGGAAGAATGATAGAGTTTCTTTTTGGTTTATTACTTGGACATGTATTTGGATATGGAACATATACAATTGTTGACAAGATTGATCGTGATTTGAGGGCACAAAATGAGCGAGAATAATGATAAGAATACTCTAGAGCTTATTAGCAATATCACGGAGTTTAATGATCTTCATGAGTTTATGAGCGATGAACATTTAGATAAGGCTATGGCTATTGTTGTGAAGATACTTATGAACCCAGATGTCCCATCTGCTAAGTCACCAATGCTTATTATGGAGCTTCAGGCCATGTCAACCAAGTTTGCCATCCTTGCTTCCTACTACTCTACAATTGCAAAGGACAAAGCTGGAACGGTTAACAATAATAAGAAGAATGTTTACTATTCAGTAAAGGAGTCCATAGACAAGCTTGTAGATGCACTTAAGTATGTCGTTAGGTATAACTCATAAATGGCTAGAGATATTGTAAAGAATCTAAAGTTTAAGAAGTACAACGGTAAATTTTTTGATCCAGAAAGATTTGCCCAGCTTCTAGATGAGTCGTACAGAAATACTAAGAGGCTAGATGGAGAGATGACCAAGAAATCATTTAGCCCAAGCTCGCTTGGCTATGGACATGGAAGATGCCCTAGATACTGGTATATGGCTTTTTCTGGCGCTATGTTTATCGATGACAATGATGCAGTCGCTGTTGCTAATATGGCACAGGGAACTCAGGCTCACGAAAGGCTTCAAAAGCTTATTGCTACTATGCCAGAGTTTGTTGCTGAAGAAGAAGAGATTATTAATGAGTATCCTCCAATTCGTGGCTTCATTGACTTGATCATGAAGTACGATGGTGAGATGGTAATTGGTGAAATCAAGACGGCAAAGCAAGAGGTCTGGGATACTAGACAGGCTGAAATGAAATCATCGCCTAATCACATGCTCCAGCTTCTTACATACATGAAGCTAAAGAATGCCAAAGAGGGATTCTTCTTGTATGAGAATAAGAATACTCAGGAAGTCCTGATCATTCCAGTTTCTATGAATGATAAGAATAAAAAGATTATTGAGGATACTTTCCTATGGATGCAGGAGGTCTGGGATAATTTCCAAGATGGGGATATTCCTATGAGGCCAGAGGGTGCAACTAAATCAAAGATGCCATGCACATATTGCCCTATCAAAAAGGAATGTTATGCTAAGACAACACCTCTGGGTACAGTTCAAATTAATTTATTTGAGGTGCCAGTTCTATGATATGCTCAAATAAAGATTGTGCAAAAGACTTCGATGCCAAGACACATAATCAAAAGTACTGCTCTGATGAATGCTGTAGGGTGGCTACAAACAAAAGAATTATGGAGAAGTATTACGAAAAGAAGGCTATTAGAAATGGTGCATATAGAGAGTGTAAGGTATGTAAGACACAGCTAAGTAGATATAATCAATCTGATGTTTGTGTTATATGTGAAAAGAAAAATGGCACATCTAAAAAGACAAAGATATTAGGAATGATAGATGAGATTAGCTGAGCTAGTAAAGACAAAAGCACACAGGGTTTTAGGAATAGATGCCTCCACAAACTCTGTGGCTTTTTGTTTGATGGAAGATGATGTCCCAATTAAATGGGGTAAAATCGAGCTGTCTGGATCAGATATTTATGAAAAGATATATGACGCCAAAAGAAAGATGAGCATGATGCTTGATGAGCTTAAGGCTGATTATATTGTCGTTGAGGGTGCCATACTTGTAAGATCCCCTGATGCTGTGATAAAATTGTCTTATGTTTATGGAGTGGTTATAGCAGAGCTTATGTCTACTGGAGCTACCGTAATTACTATATCACCAACAGCATGGCAAGCCTATATTGGTAATAAGAATCCTACAAAGGCAGAGAAGGACGCCTTGAAGATTAAGTCTCCAGGATACGCCGACTCATGGTATAAGAATCAGATTAGAAATATGAGAAAGCAAAGAACAGTGGACTACTTTAATAGTAAATACGGGCTAAAGCTGGATGACTTTGACGTGGCAGACTCATTTGGGATTGCTCATTATGCAAATAAGGTGTTAACAGAACGATGAAATATTATCAGAGTAAAGAGTGGCTGCATAGAAGATATGTGGTCCAGAAGAAGACAGTAACAGAGATAGGCAAAGAGTGTAACGTATCTGCTATGACCATACAAAGATACTTAGAGCAGTTTGGGTTGATTAAAAAAAGATGAAAAAGTTTATTTTTATACCAGTAGTTAATAGATTTGATTTGCTTGAAAAAGCAGTAAAGGGAATTAAAACAGACCTTTATGATGAATATATTATCTATAATAATTCAGAGCAGGAGATCCCAGAAGAAGTTTATTCTGGGACCCAGTTTAAAGTTTTGAATCCAGAAAGAAGAATGACTTTTACTGAAACTCAAAATGCAATGAGGCAGTACGCAATAGATAATAATTTTGATTTTTATTCTTTTATGCATAATGATGGAGAAGTCCATGATGATACTGACGTCGCTCTAGTTAGATATGCCGAGTCTTTGACAGAAAACTGGGGAGTGATATTTACTAATTACGATGTTTTATGTGCATTTAACACAAAAGCATTTGAAGAAATTGGACCATGGGGAGATGAGAATTGGCCACCGCAACAAAATGGATACCTTTTGGATAATGATTATTATAGAAGAGTTAGGTCAAATGGGTATGCCATTAAAGAGATTACAGAAAGAGAAGTTACGTATGTCCCGTCTGATCGTGTTGGTGGAGTCTCTCATTTCGGCTCAGCTACATTAAAGGATCCACAAGAGCAGAAGCTTTGGGATACTCAGGTTAGCTTTATTTATGATCATTACTACAAGAAGTGGGGCGGAGAGCCAGGTCAAGAAAAGTATATTCATCCATATAACGTAGAGCCTAATCCTGGAATCAACTTTCCAAACTGGTTTGACGGTATAAAGGCCAGCGCAAATTTTGAAAGTATTCTTTCTGACTATAATGGCAAAGAGGGGCTTGAGTTCTTAGAGATAGGATCATTTACTGGTGATAGTGCAGTTTACATGCTAGAAAATATACTGACATCAGATTCAGCAAGGTTGACATGCGTAGACACATGGGCTGGAAGCTTAGAGCATGCTGGTGAATTGCAAGAGCATTTTACTATGGGAGAAGTTGAAAAAAGATTTGATGAGCGTGTAGCTAGGTTTAATAATAAAGTTATTAAGAACAAAACAACAAGTACTGAATGGTTACTAAATAATAGGTCAAAACAGTATGACTTTATTTATATTGATGGTGATCATACTGCTAATACAGTTCTTTCAGATGCAGTCCTTTCATGGGATCTTTTAAAGGTTGGAGGAGTAATGGCATTTGATGACTACGAATGGACTCATCCAGATGGTGGTTCTTACGCACCGAGACTTGCGATAGATTCATTTTTAAATGTGCATTCTCCATATTTAGAAGAAATAAATAGAGGATGGCAGCTCTGGGTTAGGAAGACACGATGAAGGTTTTAGTTACTGGTGGCGCTGGATTCATTGGCTCTCATCTAGTAGATAGGCTGATTGAATTAGGTCATGAAGTCATCTGTATAGATAATGAAAGCGCTGAATCTAATGAGAAGTTTTACTGGAACACTAAGGCTCAGAACTACAAGCTTGATATCTGTGAGTATCATAAGATATATGCATTATTCGATGGGGTGGATATTGTATTTCATCTAGCATCAGATGCAAGGATTCAGCCAGCAATTTTAGATCCTAAAAAGTCTATTGATACAAATGTCCTTGGTACATTTAATGTCTTAGAGGCCTCTCGCAGAAACAGTGTTGATAGAGTAATTATGTCAAGTACTTCATCTGCATATGGGAAATCTAATTCTGTGCCTAATATTGAAACTCAGAAAGAAGATTGCCTAACCCCCTACTCAGCAGCTAAAGTTTTTGGAGAGAATCTGTCTAAAGTTTATTTTAACTTATATGGACTTAAAACAATTGCATTAAGGTACTTCAATGTTTATGGAGATAGACAGCCATTAAAGGGTCAGTATGCTCCAGTTGTAGGGCTATTCTTAAAGCAGAACAAGGAAGGCAAGGCTTTAACTGTAGTTGGAGATGGTACACAAAGAAGAGACTTCACCTATATTGATGATGCAGTTTCAGCTAATATCTTGGCTGGATTTAAAGATGTGGATGATGAAGCCTTCGGTCAAGTGTATAATGTTGGATTCGGTAAAAATTACCAGATCCTTGACATAGCACGTATGGTATCTGATAAAATAGAGTTCATACCTGCAAGACCAGGTGAAGCAAAAGAAACACTTTCAGATACGAATAAGATTAGATTAAGGTTTGGTTGGCATGCAACTAAATCATTAGAAGAGTGGGTTAAGGAAAATAAATAATGGCGGGATATCCAGAAAAAGAAAAAGGCTACCAGATGTGGATTACAGATTTACAGCTAATAGCAACAGATGCACCATCAGGACAAAAGATCCTAAATGAGACACTTGATATCGCAGAGATGCTTATTAAGAAGAATATTTCATATGGAGACTCAGCATTAAATCCAATGAGACTATTTGCCTCATCTGATAATGTAGAGCAGTTAAAGGTACGTATCGATGACAAGCTAAATAGAATTAATAACGCACAGGGTTTTGCTGGAGATAATGATATTGATGATTTAATTGGCTATTTAATTCTTTTGAAGATAGCAAATCGATCCTAGTCAACTAAGATATGGTATACTATATCTATGGCTGAAATAGAATTAGCGGAGCATTATGACCGCATGAACATGGTTGTCGCTGAATTGCTCAAGGGCAACAGCGCAACACAAATTGCAACAATTACTGGACTCCAGCGAAAAGAAGTACTTAGTCTTATCGATGACTGGAAGTCTGTAGTGCATAATGATAATGCTATTAGAGACCGAGCAAAGGAAGCAATTTCTGGGGCGGATCAGCATTATGCGATGCTAATTAAAGAGGCATGGAAGACCGTAGAGGATGCTGACACACAGGGGGCACTTGCAGTAAAGTCTGGTGCGTTAAAGCTAATTGCGGATATTGAAACAAAACGAATTGCAATGCTTCAGTCTGTCGGAGTACTTGAAAATAACGAGATTGCAACACAGATTGCAGAGACAGAGAGAAAGCAGGAAGTCCTAGTAAAGATCCTGAAGGAAGTTACATCTACATGCCCTAAGTGTAAAATGGATGTTGCTAGGAGGCTTTCTCAAATATCTGGAGTTGTTGAGCCAATAGAGATCATTGAGGAAGTAAGTGGACTTTAATTTTGATGACCTCATTGATCTACTTGATGGCGAAGAGTTTGAAGAGCGCCCAGTAGATTTAAGGACATTTGTTGTTAGCCCCGATTATTTAGGGCTGCCTCCACTTTCTGAGCATCAATATACTCTAATTGAAAAGTCATCACAGATCTATAAAGAGTCTACCCTTATAAAGCTTCTTGGAGAAGAAGAGGGTAAGCGCATGTTCAAGCAGACATGCAATGAAGTTATTGCTCAGTTAGGTAAGGGTTCTGGAAAAGACTACACCTCTACCATATCAGTAGCAAGAATTGTTTATTTGCTTTTATGTTTGAAGGATCCAGCTTCATATTACGGTAAGCCACCAGGAGACTCAATTGATATTCTTAACATCGCTATCAACGCACAACAAGCAAACAACGTCTTCTTTAAGGGCTTTAAGACACGAATAGAACGCTCCCCATGGTTTGTTGGCAAGTATGACCCAAAGGCTTCTGAGATGAAGTTTGACAAGTCTGTAACAGTTCACTCAGGTCACTCCGAAAGAGAAGCTTGGGAAGGATATAACGTTATAACAGTTATCCTCGACGAAATCTCAGGCTTTGCAATTGAGAATACAACTGGACACGATCAAGCAAAAACAGCTGATGCTACATACGACATGTATCGTGCATCCGTTATGTCACGTTTTCCAGACTTTGGAAAGGTTATTCTTCTTTCATTCCCACGCTTTAAGAACGATCCAATTCAAAAGTTTTATGAGGCAGTTATTGCAGAGAAAGAAACTGTTGTTAGATCTAAGTTGTTAAAGATGGACGATGATCTTCCAGACGGAACGGAAGGCAATGAGATTGTTGTTGAATGGGAAGAAGACCATATTAAGTCATATCTATATCCAAAGACATATGCCCTAAAGCGTCCTACATGGGAAGTAAATCCAACAAAAAAGATCGAAGACTTTAAGGTAGACTTCTATAAGAATATGCCAGATGCCTTAGGTAGATTTGCATGCATGCCACCAGAAATGATTGATGCATTCTTTAAGTCACGTGAAAAGGTAGAGAAGGCATTTAATAATATGTCGATGGCGGTAGACAAGTTTGGAAGACTAGAAGAATGGTTTGTTCCAGATGATGATAAGCAATACTTTATTCACGTCGACCTTGCCCAAAAGCATGACCATTGTGCTGTCGCATTAGCACATGTAGAAAAGTGGGTTAATGTAAAGGTGACAAGTGAATACTCACAGCCAGCTCCAGTAGTAAAGGTTGATGCGGTAAGATACTGGACTCCAACTGCAGAAAAGTCTGTTGACTTTACTGAGGTAAAGGACTATATTCTTTCTCTTAAGACACGAGGATTTAATATCGGAGTCTGTACATTTGACCGTTGGAATTCACACGATATGATGCAGCAGCTGAAGGCGTATGGAATTAACACAGAAACATTATCTGTAGCTAAAAAGCATTATGATGATATGGCTATGGTTGTGGCGGAAGAAAGATTAACTGGTCCAGCTATATCATTACTTATTGATGAATTACTTCAACTTAAGATTATGAGAGATAGAGTCGATCACCCTAGAAAGGGATCTAAAGACTTGGCTGACGCAGTTTGCGGTGCAATATTTAATTCAATTAGTAAGACTAGGCCAAATAGAAATACTGAAGTTGAAATTCATACATATGGATATGATAGCCACATGAGAGAGCTTGAAGAATTAAAAAAGGATTCTATCAATTTAATTAGACCTCCAAGAATGCCAAATGACTTGAGAGAAGCAATAGAAGGAATGACGATGTTATGAGTACGTATCAAGAGAAGGCTAAAGAGTGTAAGTGTTGTGGAAAGCATGTTCCACTACCAACAGTATTAAAAGAGTATAACGGAGTAGTGCTTTGTCCTACCACATTTTCTAATGTAATTGAATATAAGAGGCTATGGACAGCTTTTGGCAGTAGACCATCTGGTAATGTAAGAAAACACTTCTCTGAGTATGTGCAACAAATTGTTGAGCAGACTATTGACAAGCCCTGACTATGTAAGTATAATTAATCCACTGAGCAGCGGTAGCTTAGTCGGTTAAAGCCCCAAACTCATAATTTGGTAATCGTGGGTTCGAGTCCCACCCGCTGTACAAATGGAGGAAATATGGAAGACGAAGCGTCGAATCTTTTTGAGCATTATGTTGCAATCGGAGCAGTAGAGCTAGATGGAGTTGCAGAAGATGGCGAGCTCATGTATAAGGTAAATGATATAGCAAAAGAAATTGCACCAGATCTTTGGGAGGCTCACATGGGCTTTGTAGAAGAAACTATCATTGAGTTATATAAAAAAGAGCTTATTGAAATTGAATATGATGAGGATTTAAATGCTAATATCAGGTTATCTGATGGAGGCATTGAGGTTTTGAGAGAGAACGGATACGATATTTAGTAGTATGCCTTCGTAGCTCAGAGGAAGAGCGGAACACTTCTAATGTTTAGGCCATAGGTTCGAATCCTATCGGGGGCACAAATGGTATAATGGTAGTAATTAAATACATCAAAGTATGATGTCAAGAAAGTATTAAAAGGAGAATAAAATGGCAGCAGTACAAGGATCAGCAGCAAGACTCGTAGAGGTTGCTCTGGCAGAAATTGGATACATCGAAGGTCCAAAGGATAATGAAACAAAGTATGGAGCATTCACAAAGGCTAACTTCCAACCTTGGTGTGGAAGCTTCGTCAACTGGTGCGGAAATGAAGCTGGAGTTAAGCTCCCTAACACAGTTTACACACCAGCAGGTGCACAAGCATTTATGAAGGCTGGAACATGGCAAGCAGCAGAAGTTGCAACACCACAAGTTGGAGATATTGCCTATATGGACTTCCCAAATGATGGCGTCGATAGAATTTCTCACGTAGGAATTGTTGTTGGAGTTAACAACGACGGAACAGTAGATCTTGCAGAAGGAAATACTGCACCAGATAAAAAGGGAGATCAGCGAAACGGCGGTCAGGCATGCGTTAAGAATCGTGCATACAAGAAGAAGAATGGCTCGAAGCTTCGCAGAAGCCAGACTGTTTCTATTGTAGGATTTGGACGCCCAGCATTTGGTCAAGTTGTGAAGACAAAGCCACAGCCAGAAGCAAAGCCAAAGAAGGCAGCAGTTAAGCCAGCAGCACCAGTAGTAGAAAAGAAGAAGAAGGCATAATTGTGAACGATAAATATCTTTTCAGTTCTTTAAAAGAATTACAGTCTAACTTAATTGTATTCTCCCATTTAGTACAGGGATTTTACTGGAACACCGAGTCTGTTCTTATGAGACAGTCAAGAATAATTTATGAAGAGATGTATAGGGAATCTGCAAAGAATGTAGATGTGGTTGCTATCTGGCTTAGGAGACTAGGCCAGGAAGCACCGTATACTCTTGAAGAGTTTGCATTAAATCAAACACTTGGAGATGTAAAGCCAGACACTTATTGCGGTGTTGAAATGGCGGTACATTTAGAGCCAATCAATCGAAGAATGATCAATGATATTAAGTTCATCATAGATCAATCTATTCTCAATAAGGAGCATGGTTTAGCTAAAGACCTTTCAGATCTTTTGTCTACTCATCAAGAGTGGAATTGGTTCCTCAGCTCAAGCCTAAAGTTACCACCAAATCCATGGAAGTCTTTAAAGGACTAAAATGATAGAGGATAAATCTGTCACAACGCTATGCTACGACGATATACTTTTGGTGCCTGGAGCATCTAAAATTGAGTCAAGATCACATATTGAATTAGATTGTGTCTTAGGTAATCCTAGAAATCCAGAGGGCGCTTTGCATATGTACAATCCCATATGCATTGCACCAATGGAGTTTATAAGTAGTGTAGAGATGCTATTTACTGTACATCAATTAGGTGGAGCAGGATTTATCCATAGATTTCAAAAGCTGGAAAAAAGAATAGCAGACTATAATGAATTAAAAAAGCGTATCAATCCAATTAGAATCGGTATAGCAATTGCAACAGAAGATATCAAAAAAGATTCTATAGATGCGATACTTCAAAGTGGATGCAGAATTATATTACTAGATATACCATTTTCACATACTGAAAGATCAGTAATGTCTGTCAAGGAACTAAGATCGCTTGTACCAAACACTGTGCATATTATGGTTGGAAATAGTTCATCAAAAGAATCTTACATGGAACACATGGAGGCTGGTGCAGATTCAGTAAGAATCGGTATTGGTGGAGGAGCAGCATGCACAACTAGAATTCAAGCGGGATTCGGAGTCCCAGTCCTCGGATCAGTTATGGATATATACGCTCAGGTAGAAGACGACTATATGAATGGAATTGTTGCAGATGGTGGAATTAAAAGCAGCGGTGATATAGTTAAAGCTTTTGCAGCAGGTGCTAGCATGGTAATGATGGGATCTATGTTTGCTGGTTATGATGAGTCTGGAAATACATTTAGAGGATTAGCATCAGAAGAGATACAGCTAGAAAATTTTGATCTAGATGATCCAGCTAAGATGCATATTGAAGGTGTTTCTGGAACTGTTGAGAGCAAGGGCTCAGCTAGAATAGGCATAGCAAGACTAATAAATAATGTAAAGAGTGGTATCTCCTATGTTGGAGCTGAAAATCTAGAGCAGCTAAGAGACAGGGTTAAGTTTATTCGTGTATCACAAGCCTCTATTTTAGAGTCAAAGTCTAGAATCTAGACATTTTATTTTGTTTTTGATACAATATATATAGGTCGCCAAATGGGGCCTAATTAAATTATTCGCTTGAAAGGGGAATAAAATGACTTACACATATTCAACAACAACAACAAATGGCCTTGGGCCAACATGGTTAAACGATCCATTCTTTATTGGATTTGATAAGATGTTTGACCGAATTACAAATACAACAAATCAGCAATCTGGCTTCCCGCCATATAACGTTCGCAAAATCGATGAGGATACTTTTGTAGTCGAGCTTGCGGTGGCAGGATATAATAAGCATGCAATTGATATTCAAGAGCATGATGGTAGCCTAATTATCAAGGGTGAGCGCCCAGAAGACGCTGAAGAATATCTTCACAAGGGAATTGCAGGTAGAAAGTTTACACGCACATTTGCCCTAGGTGAATATATGTATGTGGATTCTGCTGATCTAAATGACGGAATGCTTTATATTGTAGTAAAGCGGGAAGTCCCAGAAGAGAAGAAGCCAAAGACAATTAAAATCAAGTAGGGTATAATAGTCTTATCACGCCATTCGTGATACTGGGCTAGTTACCCTTAGGATACACCTGAGCATGTGTTTAAACTGCTCTTCAATTTTAGGGAGAATCATGTTCGAGTATTATGTTAAGAAGGTTACAAAGGTTGTGGACGGAGACACAATTGATGTAGACATTGATCTTGGATTTGATATTTCATTTAGCTCAAGAGTAAGACTTGCTGGTATAGATACACCAGAGAGCAGAACAGCAGATAAGATGGAGAAGGCCTTAGGTTTAGAAGCAAAGGCATATCTAAAGCATGAAATAGATGCAGCTAAATCTGTTGTAATCAAAACAGAAAAGATGGATAGCTCTGAAAAGTACGGAAGAATTTTAGGTTGGGTATTCTTGGATGGATCAGAAGTTTCATTAAATGAAAAGATGATTAAGGATGGTCATGCGTGGGGATACATGGGAGAAACTAAGGTAAAAGACTTTGATGCCTTAGCTAAAGCAAGGAAGGCAAGCGGTAAGTAATGCCAGTATATGAATACAAGTGCGAATGTAATGATGAAGTAGTACCAGTAAAGATGTCTATTGCTGACTATAAGCCAGAACAAACATGTGAGCTATGTGGAAAAGAGATGGGTAGACACTATACTCCAACTGGAATTCAATTTAAGGGCAGCGGGTTTTATAAAACCGATAACCCTAAGTAGGATATAATAGATCTATGATTAGACATGCAATAAAAACATTATCTACTACAGAGCCAATTGAATTGACTATCAATGATAATATTAATGGTGTAAGCACCTTAGTGGTTCAAAACATATCAGATACTAATAGTGTTTACATTGGAGGTTCATCTGTTTCATCAGCCGACTATGGATTTATAATATATCCAAAACAAGCATTTACGGTAGAGCTTAGACCATTTGATAGAATTTATGCTGTTGGATCTAGTTCATTCAATATTGCATGCATGTCTATTGAGAGAGCAACATGATTCAAAGTACAGTTGGCTTTACTAGTCCGTCCAGTGGATCTGGAGATGGAACTGCTGGGGCTGATGGGCTATCTGCATATGAAGTTGCAGTTGAAAATGGTTTTTCTGGAACAGAGCAAGAGTGGCTCGACTCTTTAGTTGGTGCAGATGGTGTTGACGGAGATCCATTAGACTTTCTTAATGTCCCAAGCGATATAATTCCAGATGCTGATAATACACACGCATTAGGAAGTACTGAAAAAAGATGGAAAGATATATATATTGGTCCTGGAACAATTAATATAACGGATCAAACATTAGACACAGATGCAACAATTGCTGTTGACAACGGAATTTTATTTATTAATGGAATTGCTCAGGCGCAACTACAAAATATTTTAGTTACTAATTTAACTTTTGCTGATGATACAACACAAACAACTGCTGCTGTTCCACAGGTTAATTCGGACTGGAACTCAAGCAGCGGGTTATCAGAAATTTTAAACAAGCCGACGATACCTACTGACATAAATCAATTAGAAGATGTAGATAACCTACTTGATGCTGGAATAACATATGCTTCAGTTTTGCAGCATCAAGTAAAAGCTGGAGAATCCCTAACAAAAGGGCAGGCCGTATATGCATCAAGCGCTAATGGTACTAATATTATTGTTTCAAAAGCTTCTAATGCTACAGAGCAAACCTCTTCTAAAGTAATGGGGCTAATATCATCGACGCTTAGCACAAACGGACAAGGGACAGTAGTTACCGAAGGAATTTTATCTGGCCTAAATACATCTACTGCAAACGATGGAGATCCAGTATGGCTTGGTACAAATGGAAATCTCATATACGGATTAGCAAATAAACCAGTAGCTCCTGCTCATTTAGTATTCATAGGAATAGTAACTAGGGCAAATCAGAATAATGGCGAGATATTCATTCGTCCTCAAAATGGATTTGAACTTAATGAGATTCATGATGTATTAATTGGATCTGGATATGCATCAACACCAGCAGACAAAGATCTCCTTGCCTATGAGTCTTCAAGCGGTTTATGGAAAAATAAAACATTTTCTCAGCTAGGAATACAGACACGAGTATCTGGAGTAACTGACACCGAGATAGGTTATCTAGATGGTGTATCTTCTTCTATACAAAGCCAACTAAATACAAAGCAAGATGTGGTTGGAAATGTCTCAAGTACTGAGATCGGATATTTAGATGGAGTTACAAGCGGTATACAAGGTCAGCTCAACTTTAAGGCAGATATGCTATCTCCAATAATAACTATGGCTAGTTTTGCATCTGCAAATGAATCTGTTGATCCAGTTACAATCTCGACGGCAAATGGCCACGGTGGAACTGGATATGCTGGATTAATAACTTTAGAGAATACATCCTCTGGTGCAACTAATAATAAAAAGTATATTCGTATGAATAACGAAGGACAATTTGAAATTGTAAACAATGCATACTCTAATACAATTTTTGCAGTAACAGATGGCGGAGATGTAAGTGCTGCTGGAAGATATAATGGTGCAACTCTTGGAGATACTGGATGGATTACTATAACATCGTTTGCTAATAATTTTTCAGGATCGAATGTTGCTTATCGTAGAATCAATAACGTAGTTTACTTGCGTGGTCGTATTTCAGGTGGTACAGCAAGCACAGGAGCAATTTTTCTCCCAGAAGGATTTAGGCCAAGCGTTGAGGGTGTACATGTTGTTCAAAAATACGGAACAGCAGACATGAGCTATGTAACAATAGGTACAGATGGCGTCGTTCTTCCTAATAGCACTGCAGCGTGGCTTTCTAACGTATCGTTTGCTGTTAACTAATCTTTAATTTAAGTTTATCTTCTGATATAATTAGTAAGTAGTTCGAACAATTCGTATTACTTAGGAGGGTCTTAGTTGACCAGAAAGCAAGAGTTATTTTTATTCGCCCTACTTGTGCTAGGGTTTTTATCATTTGTCTCGCCCTCATCTGCAGATGATATTGCTATATCTGTTGATCAAGTGCAGGTATCAGACACATCAACAGTTGTTGTTTCACCTAGTCCTTCTCAAATAATAGTATCTGCTCAGTCTCAAATTAATAATGCTGAGTCGGCTACGGCTACCATAGAATCTCAATCTCAATCTATTACAAATATTACAGATACCATTACAGCTACAATATCACAGGCAGAGGAATCTATAGTTTATTCTCAAACAATAGTAGACAGTGCAACTGTTGCTATATCTCATGTTGATTCAGCAACTGTCTTGGTTGCAGATGCCGAAGAAGATGTAGCAGTAGCTCAGATTGCAGTTGATTCTCAAACAGCAACTGTACAGTTAGGTCAGACAATACTAGATAGTGCTACCGCTACAGTAAATGCTAACACTGCTCCTGGATTGACTATGACTGTAATACATAACCCTGGGTACAATAATGCACCACCACTTAATGTTGGACATGTTGTTAGAGTTATTACTGATACTAATGGAATTAATGAAAATTTTGATGCTACTGCAGGTTTAGTAATGGCAAATGATGATTTTAAAGTAAGATGGGACGGCCTTTGGACACCACAAACAACTGGTACTCAGTATATTACAGCACCTGCAGATGATGGAGTTCTTTTGTATTTGGACGGGGAGCTAGTCATTAATGATTGGTTTGATAAGGGTGGCGGAGGATCTACCGCAGATGTTATGACAACCGCTGGAGTGCCAAAGCAATTTAGAATGTGGTACTACGAAAATGGCGGAGGAGCAAATGTATCCTTGATAAGATACACGGGCTCTGGATGGGAAGTAATCCCTGCATCAGAATTTAGCACAACTAGTGCAAGCCCACAGCAATTACAAACGCTTGCTGATGCAAGAAATAACCTTGCTATTGCACAAGAGGCACTTAATATTCTTGATGAAGATCTTAATACAGCAGAAGAGGATCTGGCTCAAGCAGAGCAAGACCTATTAGATGCACAAAATAATTTAAATAGCTTATTGCTACAAGTTGGAACAGCAGTCAGCATTATGGAAAATAAAGTTGCATACGCTAATAATGTAGTAAGCCAAACACTTGCTAATGAAGAAGCAGAAAGACAAGCAGCTGAGCAGGCAAGATTAGCAGCCATAGCAGCAGAGAATGCAAGGATAGCAGCACAGCAGGCATATGAAGCAGAGCAAGCAAGAATTGCTGCAGAAGCAGCACGAATTAAAGCAGAAGCAGAAGCCAAAGCAGCAGCGGAAGCTGCAGCAAAAGCAGAAGCGGAAAGAATAGCTGCTGAAGAAGCAGCAAAGAAAGCAGAAGAAGAAAGAATTAAAGCAGAAGAAGAGGCGGCAAAAGCAAAAGCAGAAGCAGATAAAGCAGAAGCAGATAGATTAGAGGCTGAAGCAAAGGCTAAGGCTGCAGAAGAAGAAAAGGCTAAAGCGGAAGCAGAAGCTAAAGCTAAGGCTGAAGAAGAAGCTAAGAAGTTAGAAGAACAAAAAGCTGCAGAAGAAGCTAAGGCAAAGGCTGAAGAAGAAAAAGCTAAAGCAGAAGCAGAAGCTAAAAAAGCAGAACAAGAAAAATTAGATAAGTTAGCAGAAGAAGCAAAGGCTGGAAAAGAATTAACAGTTGAAGAAAAAGCCGTTGTAGTAGAAGCATTAGTAGCAGATCTAAAACCAGGAGAGGCAATATCAGCAGCACAAGTAGCTGCATCAGGAGTGTCTTATGCAGATCTTCCTGCATCAACACCAGTAGAAGTACGTACTGATGAAAATGGTAACGCTCTTGTAATTACCGCAGAGGTTGCTGCAAATGTTGAATTAGTTCAAGATCCAGGAGCATTACTAGAGGCAGCATTAACTGATCCAGGTGCAGCTCTTGCAGCTCTTGGAAGTATAGGTGCTGATATGACAGAAGAAGAAAGAGAAGAAGCAACTGATATGGTAGTTGCAACAGTTGTTGCAGCAGGTGCTGCTATTAATGCGGTAGGAGCAGCAGCTGGAGGATCCACTGGAGGTGGAACAGGCGGAGGAGGAAGTTCTGGTGGAGGATCAGGAAGCAATTCACCAGGTTCAAGAGGAGGAAGAAGATGGTAAGAATAATAAAGAACATAATTAAAGATATGATCGACCAAGCATGGACCCTTCTCGGTATGTTTATCGCTTGGGTAGTTTTGGACGGAAGTGCTAAAACTGTAGTTGGATATGGAATTATGCTAACTACAGCTATTTGGATTATAACCAGTCCGATAAGAAATAAGGAGGAATAAAATGAAAAGCTTAAATAATGTTTTAATGAGAATTATAGCTGTTTTTGCAGCATCAGGATTAAGTGTAATCGGAGCAGGTGCAATTGCTGGCGTTGATACTATTACAGCAATTACAGTAGCAGGACTTACAGCAGTAGCTGCCGTGGTAGAAAAGCTTGCTCGTGCATTTATGGACGATGGAAAGCTGACACTTGATGAGATAAATGCAGCATTTTCAACAGTTGATAAGGGCGCAAAGACAGTCGCTGATACACAGGTTGAAGAGCGTCAAATCTCTGAAAAAGTTGCAAAGCAACGTGCTACTGCATTAGCAGAATAAATGGTATACTAAGACTATGAACACCTATAAGGTCAAAATTGAGGTAGAGGCAGAAATTAGAGCCTTCAGCCAAGATGATGCAGATGATTATATTAAAGATATTTTCGGCGTTGATCAAGAAATCAAGAGTGTTAAACTAATTAGTATCAAGGAGAAGTAAGATGGCAAAAGAAGGATACAAGCCTACAGCTGGTATGAAAGCTGCAGCTCGCAGAGCAATTAAATGGAAAGAGCAGGGTAAGGCAACTGGAGCTGGTACGCCAGTAGGTTGGACTCGTGCTGGACAATTAGTTAGAGGTGAGGCTTTAAGTTTAGATACTGTAAAGCGCATGTATTCTTTCTTTTCCCGTCATGAAGTTGATAAAAAAGGTGAAGATTTTAATAATACATCTAATCCATCAAATGGAAGAATCATGTGGGATGCATGGGGCGGAGATGCAGGATACTCTTGGTCACGCAAAATTGTAGAGCGTGAAAAGAATATGAAGAAGTATGATATGGCAGAGCATATGAAAAAGAGTATGAGTGATTCAGAAGATATGCTTGATGAAATTAAAATAGCGGTAGACGATATCTTAGATCCAATCACAGATATAATTGAAATTGAAGATGATGCAGATATTACTAAGGCTTTAAGACCAGAAGTTACCAGAGAGCAGCTATACGCAGTCGTAGAGGCCCTTCACGAGGCTATTGAGGCTATGCTAGAAGTTCCAGAGGAAGATGACATGGAAGAGCCTGAAGATATGCCAGAGCCAGGAGATCTAGAGGACGCTGGAATTGAAATAGAAGGCCCAGCTCCAGTCGGAGATCCGAATAAGAATGAAGTTAATTGGCCAGTAGCAAAGGCATCAGAAATGTGCTCATGCGAAATGTGTAAGCAAGAGGATATGTCTTGTGAAAATTGCCCAGAATGTGTTAGCAAGTCTTACGATTCAGATAATGAAGAAGAAGATAAATGGGATAATATGGAAAAGGCATGCTGGACTGGATATAAGCAGGAAGGCATGAAGGAAAAGGGCGGAAGAATGGTTCCTAATTGTGTTCCAGTAGAAAAGATGCAAACAGTAAAGAAGTCACTTTGGAGTGGTATATTTACTAAGTAGTTGTTGACATAACTGCAGTATCTCGTGTATAATTATACTTGGGATGCTGCAGTTATCGTTTAGAGGACTATGCTACATTTAAATACACGGGGAGTTGAAGTATTTATCTCTCGATATAAAAATAACTACAGAGATTCTTTCTGGGAGAACTATGACCTGATCATTTGGGATAAAAGCCCAAGTGGTTTTAGTGATCAAAAGGGTTTGTTTAGAAAGAATTCATGGGGAATATCCAATAGATTCGAAGTTAACAACGAAGGGATCTGGGTGTTACCAGTTAAATATGTTAAACATTTTAGATAGCCTTGGTGTAGATGAAGAAAATATTCAATGGTTCCACCTTGCAGCATGTCAGGGTATGCCAACGGATCTATTCTTTGATCAATACGAGAATGATGTAAACATAGCAAAGAATATTGATGAGGCATGTCTTTCGTGTCCGATTATATCTATGTGCTATGAGTCTGGAATTGAGAACAACGAGTACGGAGTTTGGGGCGGAGTTTATCTAAGCTCTGGATCCATAGATAAGAATAAGAACTTGCATAAGACTCCAGAAGTATGGAAGAGATTGAAGAGGAAAAATGTTCATTGATAAGAGCTTAAGTAAACAGAATGAGCATTTTAAGCATGGAATTAACCAGTGGACTGGTGAGCCAAATAAGCCTGTATTCTATACAGATGAGATGAAGAAGAAGGTAAGAGAGCTAAAGCAGCCCATGTTTTTGCTTATGGATATTGCAATGTATCCAGACTTCCTAGCTATAAGATTATATGAAGATAACTTTATTCAATTTGATGGTATTGAAAAAGAAAAAGTAATTGATTATGTATCAAAAGTAAAGAGTCTACTCGAATCATATGGGGTTAGATGCGAACTAGAGGGGGTCCCAAGTGAAAGAGTGGTATGAGGTTGTCAATATCGTTTTTATCCATTCAGAAGGAGTTTTTGGATCGGTAGAAAAGCTAGGTGCCTTTGCATCAAATGTAGTTTACCAAAAAGATGGCATTGAATATCAAGAGCTATTGGAAAATGAAGAGTTCTCCGTTGTGGATGAAATTGTCTTCAAGCATATAGAGGAAGAAAACTAATGGATAAAATTTTATGTTACTCATGTAATAAAAGCAAAAACAAGTTAAGTATAAAGAAGTCTGCTTTACTTCCAATTAATCTATTCTTATGCGAAACATGCCTTACTGCTAAGCTAGAACCTAGATGGGTTGTTATTTTAAGCGGTAGACAGAATGGTATTGATTCAGTTAAAGATGCTATACTTAAGCGTAGATACCTTGGAGAAGAAATTTCTGCTCAGGAATTAATGATTTAGTATTAACTATAAGATATAATTAGTTAATAATGACTATTGATATCTATAGCGTAGCCCTTGCCGTTATCGCATCTATTGCGTCTGGCTTGGGCACAGCTATTTATGCTGGCAGGCAGGATATCAAGAAAGAAAGAATTCGTGAGGCTGAAAGATACCAGGATCAGCTTAAAATTGAGTTAAAAGATCTTAAAATTCAGCTATACCAGCTAGAGAAAGATTTAACTGAATGGAAGGATAAATATTATTCTACCGTACAGGACCTAATTTCCGTTAAATCTGAGCTTGAAGAGGCTTTAATTAAAATAGCCTTAGTAGATATGCAATTAAAAGAGAGCTAGCACTACGAATTTTTATTTAGTATACTTAAAGCATGACATGTATAGTGGCAATTGCCCAAAACGGTACCGTTTATATGGGTTCAGATCATGCTGCATCAGACGATAAGTCTGGATGGATCATAGCAAGAAAAGAACCAAAGTGCTTTAAGGTTGGACAATACGCAATTGCATTTACTGATTCATTTCGCATGGGTCAGATTCTTCAATACAATTGGACTCCACCAAAGTACACTCCAACTAAAACTAATTCAGGTTTAGATAAGTTTTTAAGAACTAAGTTTGTTGATTCGATTAAAGATGCTTTTCAAGCAAACAATTATGGAATTATTCTTCCAGGGCAAGAGGCGGAAGGCGGAGTATTCTTAGTAGGAGTAGAAGGAAGACTCTTTACTATAGATGAAGACTTTCATGTTGGAGAAGCAGTAGTAAACTATATGGCAGAAGGAAGCGGTGCTTTCTTTGCCATGGGTTCATTGTACACAACAAGAAACCAAAAGAACCCAAAGATCAGAATCAAAACTGCATTAGAAGCAGCAGCAGAATTTTCTATGAGCGTAGCTCCACCCTTTACATATATTCAGGTTTAGAGTATAATTAAATCATGGAATGGCTTATCAAAATATTCGCCACGGTACTTGGTTACAAGAGTATTGAGATAATCAGATGGTTTTTTAAAAGATATCAAGTGCTAATCTTTGATAGAGATATAATAAGTGCGATGAATAAAGATATCCAAGAAGACTACGATAAGCCTTATATGGATCTTAGAGGCACACCCACTCACACATGCATATGTGGAGGAGAAGTGTTTTACTTAAAGGCTACATTTAAAGATTCAGAGATATCGCAATATCTTTTAGATATGCAATGTGCAAATTGTGGTAGTTTGGCAACTGCGCCTACTCCAATAGATCAGATGCCAGGAACAGATGAGAACTAAGAAAAGAGTTAAAGAGCTAGAGATTCAGCTAGCATACCTTACTGAATATGTAAAGATAATATCTGACTCAGTTTTAGAGCTTTTAGAAAAAGAAGATGAGCGAGCTGAAAAGGCTAAGAATCTTGATTCTGGAAAATGGTATAGGAACTCTTGACATCCCTGGTAAAGTTTAGTAAACTTACCACATGAACAAAAAACTAATCGTGGCTCTATTAGCCCTAACAATCACACTACCAACTACTGCAAATGCAGCGCTTAAGTCTTCTACTGTACAGAAGCCAACAATTGCAATTCTAGACACAGCACTAGATGCATCTGTACCAGAATTTGCTGGACGAATTACTCATGAGGTTTGTATCCTTGAGTGGACAACATGTCCAAACGGAACTAGCTATATGGAGGGTCCAGGAGCGGGCTTGACTTATCCAGCAACCTTTACATCTAATAAGACATTTAATCACGGAACACAGATGGTTTCAGCAGCAATTAGATCAAACCCTAATGTCAACATTGTGTTTGTAAGAATTATTGGAAATACTCTTAGGGGAGAGCGACAGATTGCTAATGAGCGAACTGTATATAATGCCCTTAACTGGGTGGCAGCCAATGCATCTAAGTATAATATTAAAGCAGTCGCTATGGCTCAGGGACATCATAACCTAACTCCACTAGCAGACTATTGCCCTAATACTCCAAACACAAAGACATCAATTATTAATCTTAAGAACATGAACATCCCTACATTCTTTTCAGCAGGCAATGGTCGTGACTACAAGAGAATCGATTGGCCTTCATGCATTAACGAGTCTGTATCAGTAGGTGCAGTAGATCAGTATAATGAGATTGCAATCTATTCAAATGCAGATGCAAATAGAGTAGACTTCTATGCTCTTGGACACATGAGAGTATTGCTTCCAGGTGGAGTAGAGGCAAATGCTGCTGGAACATCAGTTTCAGCACAGGTGGCAGCAGCTAACTGGGTTGCCCTATCAACTGCAAAGCCAACACTTTCTTATGATCAACTGTACTCTCTTTTCGACAAGACACACATCAAGACCATGAGTGGTAAGGTTCCTTTTGGTAAGCTTATGAACTTGGCTGGTGCCATTAATGGATAGTAAGCAGACCGTACTTGAAGGCATTATTGAAGATGTCGCTACAGATCTATACAATAAGTGGGTGGCAGCAATGCCAGAAGAAGATAAGAATGAGATAGCATTTCAGGCTTTATCTAAGAATGCACATGAAACTACCCTATTTGTTGTTCAAAACTTCATGAATAAGTTTAATGATGCAGCAGAAGCCTTGAAGGGCGAGTAATAAATAATGATACTCGATAGTAACAACTTCGATGCCTTTATATCTACAAATAAAACTGCTATAATAGACTTCTGGGCTACCTGGTGTGGTCCCTGTAAAAAGATGAAGCCTATTCTCGAAGAGGTCGAATCTGAATTCAATGTTGTGATTGGAAGGGTTGATGCGGATGAATCTGCAGATATTGCTTCTAAGTATAACGTGTCTTCAATACCAACAATCATAGTGCTTGAAGATGGAGTTCCAGTTAAAACAATTATTGGAGCAATGCCAAAGCATAAGTTAGTTAAGGAGCTTGAAGGATGGATTTAGATTTTGAATCATGGATGAAGTATGGTTATGATAAGGGATGGATATCTGATGTGTTTTGCAACACTCATGACGGTGGCCCTATGTCAGATGAAGAAATGCAGGAATGGGAGGAAGGCGGAGATCCGTGTTCATTCCATGTTAGAATAAACGAACTAAACTAGAATTCTGTGCTCACGTAAGAGGCAGAGGAAATAAGGAGAATAAATTAAATGAACTCATTTAAGAAAATCGCAGTAGGTGTAGTTGCAGCTATGTCTATCGCAACAATCGTAGCTACACCTGCTAGTGCAGCAACAACAACTCTAACAGTAGGCGGATCGTCAGTTTCAACTGGCCTTGTTGCTTCTAATCCAGTTGTTTTGCCAGTACCAGCAGACAACTCAGTTGATTCAGCAGATGCTCTCAAGATCGCAGTAACAGGTCTTGATACAGGCACAGTAGTTTCAGCATCAGCAACAAATGCATCAATTGTTCCAGCATTGGCAACAGTTGCAGCACCTGTATCTGCATCAGCAGGAACAGCAACACTTTCAATTAATACAGGAACAGGCACAACAGCTGACTTCTATGTATTTACAAAGACAGTTAACGCAGGAACAGTAGTAGTTACTGTCGGCGGAAACACAACTACATATTACATCAAGGGATCTGCTGGAGCAGCATACAACCTATCAGTTGTAGCGCCAGATTCAGCTAACATCTCAACAGTAAATAAGGTTTATGCAAAGACCACAGACGTTTTTGGAAACCCAGTTGTCACAACAACACCAACAATTACAGCAATCAACGCAGTTGTTGGAGCAGTATCTGTTTCAGATACAGCAACAGGAACATTTGCTTTTGATCTTACAGCACCAGCATCAGTTGGTCAGACAGGTCTTTCAGTAGCAATTACAGCAACAGACGTTGCTGGTCTTCCAGCAGCAGCTAAGTCTGCTACAAAGTTTGTTGCGATTGCAAATCCAGCAGACGTACTAGCATCACTTAAGGCAGAGCTTGCAGCAGCACAGGCTGCTCTTGCAGCTGAAAAGAATGCACACGCAGTAACAAAGGCAGCAGTCGATAAGGCAGCAGCAGATGCAGTTACAGCAAAGGCAGCAGCAGATCTCGCAGCAGCAGCTTACAAGGCAGAGTACAACGCTCTTGCTAAGAAGTGGAATGCTAAGAATCCAAAGGCTAAGGTTGCACTAAAGAAGTAATTCTTTAAATAAAGGGGCAGGATCTTAGGGTCTTGCCCCTTTATCATTTAAATGCTAGACTTGATACATGGAATCAACTAAAAGAACATTATTAAAAACATTAAGCTGGGAAACATTTCACCTAGTAGGAGTTGCTGGAGTAATCTACATTTTTACTGGTGAGTGGGAGTATGCAAGCCTAGGAGCCCTCATCTATATTGGGTGGGAAGCAACAGGCTACTTCTTGCATGAAAGAGTGTGGGCTAAGTTTGGTGGAAGATTAAAGTGAATGAGTTTGAGTTATATAAGCAGGCATTTAAGAACAACTTGATTAAAGAGATTCAAGAACTAGAGATTCCATATGAGTGGAGCTCTAAAGATATTATTAGATTTATTATTAAAAAGATTGAAAATGGTAACTAATATTGGTTGATAAGTGCGACATTCAAGGGTGTCAAAATGAAGCTGAAAGAATAACAACTTCAGAGACTAAATACATCTACATATGCGTTAGTTGTTATAATAAAAAGTATAAGGTTTGATATGATAAAGGCAGTTCAGATAGATGTTAATGGTCTATGTAACGCTGGATGCTGGTTTTGCCCAGTCTCTTATGAAGGAAATCCAGCCTCTGCTAGAAGAGATATGACAATACAAGAGCTTGAGTCTATATTAATACAGCTCTCTGAAGGCATGGGAGACTTTGTTGATCCAGAGCTTAGAGTAATATATACAGCTAACTACAATGAAGTACTACTATACAAGCACTTTGAAGAAATGCTGGGCGTGTATAGAAAGCATGGATTCAAGATCAATATCCTGACAAATGGAGTGGCCTTAACAAAATCTAAAGTAGATTTAATAAAACAAAACGTAGACATAATAAACGGAATGCTTCTTAACATCCCTTCTGGCGATAAAGCAAGATGGTCTAAGTATGTCAATATGAATGAAAAGTTATTTGATAAGGTAGTCTCAAATACAAGATACGCTATCGAGTCCATTCCAGAGCTAATTGAAAGAGACGCATTTCATCTTATGATCAATGGACTAAATGAGAAGTCCTTGGTCGAAAATGGAGGATGGCTTGATATACTTAGCGGAGCACCAGACTTAGATCTAAATGTTGAAAGCGGAAGCCTGGCTAATGAAACAAAACTACTTACTGAATTGTTTCCAGAGCTATCTATTTTCCCTGCCTACCATCTATATGACAGGGCTGGTCATCTAGAAGACTTTAATATTATAGGTCAGTCTAATGCCATATCTAAATACTTAAAAGCGGGAAACTCTAAGGTGATAGGATGTAATGGCGGGATAGGCTTTAGAAGTAGAACAGAAGAGTGGATCCATGTAAACCCAAATGGTGATCTATTTATATGTTGTGCAGATTTTGATTTTAAAACCGTATTCGGTAACGTTTTTTCAGAAAGTTTGAAGGATATTTGGTACGGACAAAAGAGACAAGATGCGATATCTGAGTCTTACTCCAACATGTGCACAAAATGTTCAGCTGCTATATGGGGTAATTAAATGTGTTGGATATGTGGCTGTGCTGATCATGTAGGGCCAGGTAATGAAAAAGAGGATAAAGATGAAGAACGAAACTAATCTAATACATTTAGGTAGACCAAATCCTGGACCAGATGTAGGAATGAATAGCTCAGTATCATTAAACTCAACACTGCATGCTGGCGGAGACATAGGGTATGCAAGATACGGCAATCAGTCATGCTTGGATTTAGAGAATACTATTGCATCTTTAGAGCATGGAAAGACATTAGCTTTTTCATCTGGCATGTCTGCATTTAATGCAATAGCTTCAAATATACCCCATGGGTCTATCATCGTAGCATCAGATCAAGGTTATGCTGGAATTACAGAGACACTTAGAAGAATGCATCAAGATGGAAAGATCGTACTTAGATTTGTGGATATAGCAAACGCAGCAGAAGTTTTGCACAACATGAATGATGCGTTCATGGTTTGGATTGAAACTCCAACTAATCCATTATTAAAAATTGCTGACTTAAAGAAAATAATTAGATCTGCTAAAGAGACAAATGTTTTAGTCGGAGTCGACAATACATTTGCGACACCATTAAGGCAGGTTCCACTAGATATGGGTGCAGATATATCGTTAAACTCAGTAACAAAATATATGGCTGGGCATTCAGATGTATTAGCAGGATCGATATCAACTAATAGCAAACTAATCTTTGATAAAATAGAATTTACCAGAAAAATATCTGGCACAATTATTCAGCCATTTGAAGCTTACCTAGCCTTACGTGGCATGAGAACATTTAGCTTAAGATTTGAAAAGGCTGAGAAGAATGCCAAGGCTTTGGTTGATCTTTTATCCAGCAATGAGCATATTAAAAAGGTATATTACCCAGGATTTAGCGGAGTCATATCTTTTGATATCCATGGCACTCCAGAGGATGCCGATGTCATATGCAATTCTGCTAGATTAATTGCAAATACCACCAGCCTAGGAGCTGTAGAATCAACATGGGAAAGAAGAAGGCGGTGGCAGCTAGAAAGCCATACTGTCCCAGAGACATTAATTAGGCTTTCAGTAGGATGTGAAGATATAGAAGATCTATGGGTAGATATTAAAAATGCCCTGGAATACGTAAAAATGATATAATATATTGATAAGCGGATTACTAGTCCCGCTTAAATAAAAACCTATAGGAGAAATAAAATGACAACAAACAACGTTCCACCAGTGAATTACACAGAGGCTCCAAAGCCAGCATTCCCTGCAACAGACAAGTCATCACAAGACAGCTCAGGTCTTGGTAACGGCGGTAAGTAATAATGTGCACAATGTGTGGATGTGGCAAAGAAGCCTTTATGGGCGAAGAAATGCCAAATCAAAATGTATATGATGTAGGTCCAGGACTATTAGATTCACCATCAATGTTCGGGACAGATTCCATGAACAACCTTGGAGTCTCAAGAACAGAAATGGACATGAATTAATGTCAGAAAATGGAACTGGAATGGCAAGTCCAGGAAATGGCGAAGCCTCAGGTGCCTTAACTTCAAGAGAAGCAACAACAAAGTCACCATCACAAGGTAAGTTTAGATCAGGATTTGCAGGACCAAAGCCAGCTATTAAGGTGGATACCAATAAGCATGGTATTCGTAGAGAAGTTAATCTAAATCCACCTAAGAAGACAGGCAAGAAAAAGTAATTCAAGTAGTAATCAAATAGCCCGCAAGGGCTATTTGTATTTATAGAGTATTGACTAACCAGCATTAAAATTATATAATAGATACATGATTATTCAAATTATCGGTTTACCAGGTTCTGGAAAGACAGCATTAGCTAAAAGGTTAGCTGATAGAATTAATGCAATCCATCTTAATGGTGATGAGACTAGGGCTACTGTTAACTCAGACTTAGGATTTAGTATTGAAAGTAGAATTGAGCAAGCACGTAGGTTAGGTGAGCTTGCAAGACTTATTAATAAGCAGGGTCATCATGTAGTAGTTGATTTTGTATGCCCAACAAAGGTCACACGTAACTCATTTGGCAGCCCAGATGTATTAATCTTTATGGATACAATTGAGTCTGGTAGATTTAAAGATACAAACGATATGTTCGAAAAGCCAGAAAGTGCAGACGAGGTATTTGTAAATCATGGATTAGATCCAGATGAGAAAGCAAAATATATAATTAAACAGTTTAATCTGCATGATTGGTATGAGCCAACTACTCTCATGCTTGGCAGATATCAGCCATGGCATGCTGGACACCATGCATTATATGATGAGGCTGGCAAGCGAACAGAGCAGGTAGTTCTTGGAGTTAGAAGTACATACAATACTTCGCCAAAGGACCCTCTTACATTTGAGCAGGTCAAGGTATTTATTGATCAGGATGAGCATATGAAGAATGCTATGGTCGTTAAGATGCCTAATATTACCAATATTGTATATGGTCGTGATGTAGGGTATAAGATTGAGCAGGTTAAGTTAGGGGATGAGATTGAAGCTATTAGCGCTACTCAAAAGCGTAAAGAGATGGGCCTCTAGTTTTTTTCTAGAGAATAACCTCGGAGATGTCGAAGAAAGATTCTACTTTGGAGATAAAAATGAAAGTAACAAAGGCTAGGTCCTTTGCCAAGGCTTTAAGTTATCGAATTTGGGGAACCCTATCTTCATTCATAGTGGCATATATTCTAACTGAAGATGCCACATTATCTGGAGCAATAGCATTCTGGGAAACAGTAGTTAAGATATTTATTTACTATGCACATGAGCGTGGATGGAATTATATTCAGTGGGGAAGAAAATGACAATTAATGTATTAGACAAAGGTTATGTTAGATTAGTTGATGTAATGGGAGATGACCTATCAATCGTCAATGCTGCTCGTGTTTCATATGATAAAGAGTCTTATGAGTTTACAGAAAAAGACAAGGGGCTGCTAAGGTTTTTATGGAAAGAAGATCATACCTCACCATTTAGACATGCCTCAGTATCATTTGAGATTTATGCCCCTCTATTTGTTGCAAGACAGTGGTGGAAGTATGCTGTAGCATCAACTCATATCGATGATCAGAATGGCTGGAATGAGTCCTCTAGACGCTATATAACAGAGGATGAGGAGTTCTACATACCAAAGGGCTCAGAATGGCGTTCAAAGCCTGAGAACTCAAAGCAGGGCTCAGGAGAGCCATTAGATGATTCTGTAGGCGGTTGGTTTACTAATAAACTATTTGATGTTGCAGAACAAGGGAATAATCTTTACAAGGAAGCACTAGAGGCTGGAATTGCACCAGAGCAGGCACGTCTATTCTTGCCAGCGTACGGAATGTATGTTAGATGGAGATGGACTACAAGCCTTCATGGACTAATGCATTTCCTTAATCAAAGATTAAAGGGGGATGCCCAGTCTGAGATTAGAGACTATGCAGAAGCAGTCAAGCAATTAACTGAAGATAAGTTTTCAGAGACATTTAAGGTTGTATTCAATGACTGATATACCAGCCAAGCAATGTTTTTGCGGAAGATCAGCATCGTATCCATACTGCGATGGAACACATAGAACAAAAAAGGAAGAGGCTAAAGAGGAATGAAAAAGGTAACTGGATTAGTATTAATAATCTCATTGGCTCTTGCAGCCTTTGCGTTCACCCTAGTATCTATCTCAAAGAATCTAGAACTGGACTTTGAAATGGATGACTTTGATGAATGATAAGATATCAGCTATACTAGATTTAATTAAAAGAAATACAATTTGTAAGGCTAGAGGACACAATTTAGCTTATGCAGGAAGTTGTCCATACACAGGAGCAACTTATGATTATTGTGAAACATGTCACCACATGGTTCCACGAGAGGAAGTTTATGATTAAGCCATCAGGAGGTCTAGTTTTAATTAAGCAGGAAGAGGTCACAGATACTACAACAAAGTCTGGATTAGTTTTAGCTGCATCATTTAATAGCCAAGGCCCTAAGAAGGGCAAGGTTATTGATTTAGGTACAGGGGAGCCAAACGCATTGAATGGTGAGATCATTCATATCCCAGACTTTAAGGTAGATGACACAGTTATTTATCCAGATCATTCTGGACACGAAGTAGAAGATGAAGACGGCACAAAGTACCTATTGGTACACTACAAGCATATCCTTGGAAAGGTTATTTAATGATACACCAAAGACTTAGCTGGATGAAGCTAGATGAAGATTTTCTAGAGTACCTAGATGAAGAGGGTTATACAAAAGTAAACTTTGATGTAATCTATGTAGAGTACGATTACTGGACCAAGAGCGTATCAACATTCTGGTCAAGACTATTTACGCCTAGAGGTTAATTCCCTATGAAAATATTTGGGGTTAGCCTAGGTAGAAATGGAACACAGTCTCTTAGCAAATTTTTAAGAGATCAGGGTTTTAGTGTAACTCATTTTTATGACTATCAGATACTAAAGCTCGGTGAGTTTGAAGAGAGCTTGGACGGCATTTTAAAGCATTTTCATGCTATACCAGATACAGACGCATATATAGATATACCAACCTGCTTTGTATTTGATGTAATGTACGATACGTTCCCAGATGCTAAGTTTATTAATATAGTAAGACCAATAGACGACTGGCTTGCATCTATGGAAAAGATTAATCGTATGCATGCTCATGAAGGAGAACCGTACGCATTTGAAGAGACATACTGTAATTTCTATGAAAATACTGGAAAGAAAAAGATCCAGGATTTAACTAAGGATGAGCTTAGGTTTATTGGCATGTACCACCTTACCAAGGTTCGTGACTTCTTTAAGGATAAAGATAACTACTTAGAAGTCTCCCTTCATGATCCAGAAATTGCTATTAAGATTAAAGAGTTTGTTGGAGGAACTTTAGATATAGAGTTCCCATGGGAAGATAAGATTGGCGCTATAGAATGAATGGTAAGATCGAATGGCCAGAAGATCAATTAGACTATTCAGATCATTACACAATCAAAGTAACTAAAGTTAACTACGGTGGGTTCTTTAACCACTGGGAGGCTGAGTTGTCATTTGCAGAAGATGGCAAGTATTGTGAAGCTACCGCTCCAACTATGGGCGGGGCTATTGACGAAGTTATGGATTACCTGTATGATACAGTCTATGAGTGGACACAAGCTGACGCTAACAACCCTGGATATAATGCAGATACATCAAGCAATTTCAACGACAGCATTAGAAAACAATTGGGATAAAGAAAAGCAGCAGGAAGTATTTAACCAAACGGTAGCAGAGCTGATCAAATCACAGGTTAAAGTAAATAAGAAGAAAAGGCATAAACAATGACAGCAGCATTATTAGTTACATTCCTCGGATTAGTATTTATATTCTGGATGGAGAAGAATAAGTGAGCGAAGCTAAGATAATGCGTATGGACTGGCGCTCATTAGGCTATTGGCCTGTATATAAGGATGGCAGACTAGAATGGGAAAAGGAAAAAGATGAGTCAATACAGAATCAATATTCATAACTCCCGAAATTACAGTGGTTATTTCTGGGATGTAGAAAGTTATCGCCAACCTAATAAAAAGAAAGAGGGATATTGGTCAAGCGTTGATGGGGGATATGCATTTACTTATTGGGGTGCAAAGCTAGCAGCCAAAAAAGCAGCAAAAAGGTACCTATCATTTCAACCATTTGAGAAAATTGAGGACTTTAAATGACCCACGATGAATTGCTAGACAAGATTGGTCATTGGAATTGGGTAGAGCCTGAGCCATTGATTAAGGCCATTCGTGCAGTAGTGGAGTATACTAGGCCTAATGATTGGGACTTCAACGATGAAAAATACAGCAAGATGGAGATATTTAAGATTATTGAAAGAGAGCTAAGATGAGCGAAGAGCAGTTTGATAGAGAGTTTGATCTTGAAAGATATAAAGAACTAAAGAATATTGTGGCGGAGCTAGGTAAGCAAGATAAGGAACTATTAGAAAGACTGGCAAATGATTGATTGGTTAGTTAATAAGCTGTTTTGGTATACCCCTTTAAGGAAGGCTATCTTTGATGAGGTACACCTATACGATATGATCGAAGAGCGGTTAAAAGATACTACACCTGGATCAGGATACTGGAATGATGGAGATGGCTGGCGTTCATGGACATACAGTAAAGAGCGTAACAAGTATTACTTTAATGATATCCCAGAAGATAGTCTAGGAGATGCAATTAGATATACATTAGAGTCTAAAGGACCTGAATTCGATTTAGATGAAGTATGGTAATTCTAGTCAACTGTAATATATAGTACTAATTAGATCGCAATTAGTGAAGCGAAAAGTGCGACGGTAGAGACCCCATCGCCAGTACCTGGCATGATATACTTATCTTATGAAAGCATGGGATGATGGCAATTGCCAGATAGAGCCTATTAAGAGCATAGATGATGCCATGGATCCCGAGGCGGGATCCATAATGGCAGTAGCATTTGGCTCACACTAAGGAGATAGAATATGGGATTTTTAGATAATTTAGAAGCTTACCTTGATTTAGATATAACTAATATCGATATGCAAGAAGATATCGATAAAGAGCTGGATTAAAGGCGGGAACCAATGGCATATAGCCGATTCACCAATAGCGATATATACATATACCCAAGTGTACTAGGAGATATCGTATGTTCAGGATGCTTACTTGGAACTAAATCTATCAATATAGAATCAGATGTTCAACTTCTTGCTCATATACAAGATCATAGAGATGCAGGACATAATATTCCAGATGACCTTGAACAAGAGATATTGATGGATGAAGATCGATATCGAGACTTGCAAGATACACGCTCTCTCGAATTTGATCAAGAGTAATCCTTATCCTACTATCCCCCGCCTCATATAAACGTCTTAAAACCCCCTTAGAAGCCTTTTTAGAGCTATTCTAGAGTCATGCATAGATTGTAATTGCTATTAATTAGATGATAATAACTGTCTATTTGTCGACATATAGGTATATGTGTAATTGAACACCCTATACAGATGGGCCCCATAATGTCTAATGAAGCATATTGGCCTATTTCTGTCAATATATCTGCATAATAATCTCATATAATGAGCATAATTTGCAGGAAATTTGATCTTATTTTAATCTATTTATATCTATTTTGATCTATTTCTATATAGATTTGTCGACATTTGTATGCAAATTTCAGGGATTTTGTCAATAGCTCCGTAATAGAAGAATTTGGCCCACAATTTTTAAAACTTCAGGGATTTTTATATATGATCCGTAAAGCAAAATATTGGCCCATATGATCAAAAACAAAAATGGACATACTGTACATTTCTGTACAATATGTCCACCATGTTGGATCAACTATCTATATGTATAGCAAGAGTAATACTTGATCAATTTGATCTTTCGGTCCCGCCCTACCTAGGAAGTTTTAGATTATATATATTGTTATCTTCTTGAAATGCTTTGACCGCATACTTTAGTTCATTAGCAAGCAAGAGTCCTTCTGATGAGATTCCGTCTACTAGTTCGGACTCATGACGATTAGATAGATTATTTATAACTTGGACAAGCATTTCCATTACTCTATCAACTGTATAAAATGGCTGGTCTGATAGATACCGACCAAATACTGCTGGATTAAAGAAATGGTCTTCACAAGCACTTGCTAGTAGTTCTGCTATCTTTAGTTCTTTTGTCTTCATATCTCCGCCTTTTCATTGTAACCCCGCATTTTACCAAAATATGTGGGGAGAGTCAAGATTATTAATCTGCTGACCCTCCCCAACTCTGTTACTTCGTTGTTGGCTTCTCAGCTGAGAACTTGATGCCCTTAGCTTCAGCTTCCTGAAGAACCTGCTTTGCAGCTCCTGAGAAACGGCCACGGACTCCTACTGTGATGCCCTGCTGCTTTAGATATTCACGCTTTGTTGTCATTTGTTTTATCCTTTCGAGATAATTTGTTAGGGTGTTAATTATATATCAATTTACAGATTTTGTAAATAGACTTCCAGCATTTATTAAATTATTCCCGTAAGCACCAAAATCGGCCCCTACGAATTTTAGCCCGCCTGCTCCTCAAACATCAGATCGATCATGATGCCTGTCTCTAATAACCAATTAGTTACATCTTCGTAGTGGTCTTCTGCACCATACTCCAAAGTAAACCCATGTCCGTCTGCGACGGCTGTAACTAATCTATCCCATAGTTCAACTTCTGATAGATTAAACTTATATTGCTCATCTTCCATCAGACTTTTGATTGTGCTCCAGGTCCATAGCCATACCATAGATAAACCGAGATCGGTTGAATCTAATGTATCTAGGCAATGATTTAACTTCTGCATATCTCCAGGTTTAGCCATTATTCCTCTTCCTCTTCTACTTCGATTACTTCGATGATGTTATCTGTTTCTAAATCAAACCAATCATTTGTGTCCCGCCCCTCTGCGATGTCATATGCCTCCAGTTTACTGTCGGCTGAGACATTCATCCAATAGAGGCTCTGGCGGGCTCCTAGGACCCTAAATATTGGCATTGGCTCTCCTCTCTGAAATAGCGAATGCTAATTGATATGTTAGATTATATATTTCTACTAAAGCGTCTAGTCGACCTTCTGCTCGTGTTCGTTCCATAGAAAGCATAGCGTCTGAGTAGCCGTCTTCTTCTTCCTCAGTAGCAATCTCTGTAAACTCCTGCTCTGCTTCTAACATTAGATTCTTTAGTTCTCCGTGAAGAATGTCGGTCCCAGATTCTCCTGCGTCAATCATGCGTTGGATGTGAATTGGGATGTTGTAGTCAGGTGTTGGCTCCATATTAGTTTCCTTTCGTTTTGGCGAGTATATCACGAGCCACTGACAAGAGGTGGCGGGTTGCCATGAGTTCTCCAGTATTATGATAGTCATCAATCTCTAAATCACGATACTCATCAGAATCATAGTCGTCTTCCCAATTGTCCATTAAATCTTGAAACTTGTCTGCATCTTGTAATAGACTAATTTCATGTAGTTCAATATAAGCAATCATTTCTTCTAGCATTACATATCTCCTTGTTTAGTAATAAGTCCATAAAGGCTGTCTGAAATTTCTGTATCTAATTGATTAAGTTCTTGTGGTGAGTAAGCAGAAGTCCATGTTTCTGCCTGTGGGTCATAAACTGTGCCGTCAACAAATCGGACGGAAGCAGAATCATAGTCAATACTAAATTCATTAGTATCTGTATCAAACACTACTACATAATGATGTTGCATAGTAATACTCCTTTGTTAGTCGATTGTAGTATTTTACACCATTGCACTGACAAATATAGACACCAGGGACATCTGAACATTCCCATTTATGATCATGCTCCATTATTCCCCCTGATTAACTAAATAAGCACGAGCATCTTCTAAAGCTTCAATTGCTTGCTCACAAGCAACAATCATATCTTCTCTAGTCATTGTCAAGCCCCCTCATATACCTTGTAGTCATGTAAAAAGTTTAATACCATGTGAATTTGACAATCGCAATCTCCACCCATGTTATCCATAAAATCAAGGTGACTATAATTATCGTTATAGATTACATTAATTACATTGTTGAATAGTTCTGTTTCTGTCATTATTCCCCCTCGTTAGTAGGTTCTGATTGTACACCATGGGTCTGACAATTTGCTCTGTCCTCATCTGTTGGCTCACCATGCCCACACTTAGGACACATATCGAATTCGCAATCCTCACAGTATGGAGGTTCGCCTGATTCTTCATAACTGCATTCCCAGCATTTCCAGTTATATTCAGTCTCAGATAATTCTTTGCCATTGGCAAACTCTGTTGAGCCACCCCAACCTGTTTCTTCCTGATATTCATTTGTAATCAAGACGGAAGGGAACTGTTTAGATAGTTCTATTAGAACAGCATTAGGAGTACCCCAAGGAGTATCAAAGTTATATACAAGAACATGGTTCTCACCATTTGGCTCATCATAAACTAATTCAGCAGAATTTGCATCCCACTTGACACCCCAATTACGACTATTCCAAGAGTACCAGTCATCACCTGAATAAGGCTTATCTGATTTAAAATCAGGTTGCTTAGGATATGCTTCCATATCTGTTGGTTTAATTATATTCCAAAAAGAAAAGACGGAATCAACAGGTACATCTTTAACAGAATAAGCCAAATCACCATTAGATTCAACAGGCATAACATATGGCTTAGATACTTGCTCTTTAATCTGATTAATTAATTCAGGCTTACCTTCAATTGATACTGAATTAGATACCCAATTTGGCATTTTATATCCTTTCGTTGATATAGGAGAATTATATACTAGCCCACCGACAAATGGAATAGAAATCTATTGTGATTCCCGCCACATGGATCTAAAATTGATCAAACTTCAGGCGATTTTCTATTGACTCCGTAAGAGAAATTTGCTACCCTCCGCTTTTGCGGGCATAGATCTGGATCTGTCAAGCTATCTTGATAAGGCTGCTAGGGATTCACCAACGAAAGTAAAAGAACCCTGCTTTATTTAACCCCTTGCCCGCGTTATTGCGACTTATAGAGGCACCTTTGTCTATTTAATTAATTAACTAGAATATTATCTAGCGCATACTTTTCGCAGAATGTAGATAGGTCCATCACAAAGATTGCCTCGTTCTTCATCCCTCGAATTTTATTTGTCTCATCTCGGAAATCTGCTTCCTCGTGAAGACTAAATGTCTGCTGGTTCCAGTCAATGATTGGAATCTTGTGCTCGTTATCTAGAATAGAATTTACAGCCAAGCCCCATCCTGTTTCCATATTCCACTGGTCTCCAATTAGTTGACTGATGGCAATGCGTGTTGCATATGATTCATCTGTCCAACGAGGACGAGCAGCAATTACAG